CTTAGGTCCGATTAGACCAAGAGCCGTTACAGCTATTCACTCTGCATCTGCCGTCCCAACTAATAGCTGGACAGAAATGATCACTACTGCGGTCTATGCCGGAAGTAGCAATAGAGTTATAAATCACACTGAACCTACACACTTTATTGGGTCTATCACATATCCTCGACTTTCTTTAAGAAAAAACGGATCTGATGGACTAAATCCAAATCCAGCGTTAGCATACTGGGGTGTTCAACCAACTATTTCATCTGGTTCTACAACCGTTGATTCAGATTTAATTGATTATCTTCGACCAATCAGTAATGCAGAAAAAGCTTATGATTATTCAAAAACAGCTCTGCTTGGAACTGGAAGTACTGGTGACGATGCAACATACGAATATTCCTTTGATTTCTCACTGGATAATATTGTACTAACTGGATCTAACGGATGGCATCACAGCGGATCTGAGAGCACTAGGGCCAAAGAAGGATCCAGAGTTATGGGAACGTCTTATTCTGCACAGAATGGACATAAAGCCCTTTTGGACAAAGGAGTTTCAAGATTTTATGCTCCGATGCACGGTGGATTTGACGGACTTGATATCTTAGAACAAGAGCCACTTGGAAATCACAAAATCAGTTCTAGTGATACTGGTGCATCAAATTATGTAGTATACACTCTTCATAAAGCTCTGAACGCAGTCGCTGATGCAGAAGTTGTTCCCGCCAATCTTCTTTTGGCTCCCGGACAACAAAAGCCAGTTATCACAGATCAAATTGTTAGAACTGCTCAAAACCGACAAGATCTTTTAGCTATTATCGACCTTGAAAACGATTACAGCCCAGCAACTGAAGCAACAGCTTCCAGTGCAGGAGATGTTGCATCTGCTTTGAGTTCTTACAATAACAGAACAAATATCAATTCAAGTTACGGATGTACTTATTATCCTGCAGTACAAATCGCTGATACAAACAGCGGTCAATACGTGTGGGTTCCATCATCTGTTGCTGGACTTGGAGCTATGGCTCAATCTCAAAAGGCGTCAGAACTTTGGTTCGCTCCTGCTGGATTTAACCGTGGTGGGCTTGGAGCACTCGGAGGCCCTCGAGGTCCAGTTGTTATCCAAGCGAGACAAAGACTAGATTCCTCTCAGAGAGATGATCTATATGAAGTTAACATTAACCCAATCGCTTCATTCCCGAACGAAGGTGTTGTTATCTTTGGACAAAAGACTTTATTCACACCTGCCGGCGGCGGAACATCTGCTCTTGATAGAATTAACGTTCGTCGATTGATGATCTTCCTTAAGAAAGAAATTTCTGATATTGCTAAAACTTTCTTGTTCGAGCAAAATAACTCAACTACCAGAGGCCAGTTAAGCTTCCAGATAACAAGTATCTTAAGTAGCGTTGCTTCAAGGTTTGGTCTTTCAGGGTACAGATGCGTAATTGATGAATCAAACAATACCGCAGATGATATTGATAATAACCGATTGAATGTTTCAATCTTTGTAAAGCCAACTCGTGCTATCGAATTTATCGCGATCGACTTTATTATTCAACGCTCTGGTGTGGAATTTGCAGAGTAAACTAATTAAATTAAAATAGGAGATATTTATCATGGCTTTTTGGGCAGCAGCATACAACGGAACAAACGGGAAAGATCCCAAAAGAGGTTTCCGATTTAAAGTGGAAATTGCAGGACTTAACAATAAAGAAATAGTTTGGTTTGCGAAGAAGGTTGATAAGCCAAACTTTGATATCACTGAATCTAAACACTCGTTCCTAGATAAAGAATACTATTTCCCGGGAAGAGTTCAATGGCAGACAATTAACTTGACTTTAGTTGATCCTGTTGCGCCAATTGATTGCGTTGAGCAAACCAACAAGATCATTGAAAACTCTGGCTATTCTATAGATGAAACTGCTGCTACCCTTTCTTTGAAAACCATGAATAAGCAAAAGGCGACCAAAGCACTTAGTCTCTTTAAAATAACTCAAATTGATGGTGATGGAAACGATGTTGAAGTTTGGGAACTAAAGAACCCATTTATCAAGAATGTTAAGTACGGTGAATTATCCTATGAAAGTGATGATCTAGTTGAAATTCAATTAGAAATTAGATACGATTGGGCACAATGTGACGTTAAGACCGCAACAGGTGTTCGATTTGATTCATCTCGCAGTTCTTAGTAGAGGTTCTAAATGGCTTTTTGGACCCAATCCTTCGTCAATCCTAAATTAAAAAGCAGGTTCATAGTAGAGATAGGTGACATAAAACTTTTAAATGTTAAAAGTGTTACAAAACCATCTTTTACTGTTGAGACAAAAACCTATACTCTTATTAATCATAAGTTTAAGTATCCCGGTTTAGCAAATTGGGAGCCTATAACAATAACATTTGTCGACTCTCATATGGGAGGCGTTAATAGTACAGAAAAACTATTAGATCAGATGATTAACGACACGGGATACATGCCCCCAAACCAAAAGAGACACAAATTGGGAGTTGAGCCCGGGCAATCAACAGTTTCAACTCCAACAAAGGCCAGCAATGCATCCAATACTTTTCATGCTGCATTCACCAATCAGCCCGGAGGATCTTTGGGGGGAACAATTAAAATAAAACAATTAAATGCAAACGGAGCTGCTAGAGATACTTGGACACTTCACGGCCCTATACTTAAATCAGTTAAGTTTGGTGACCTATCTTATGATAGTGATGACTTAGTAGAATACACTGTTGATATAGAGTATGACTATGCAACTTATACCGGCCCGGGGTAACTCTTGAGCCGAAAATAAAATAATAACACGAGGTAATAATGAGCGTTAGAAATAATCAGGACAGAACAGGTGCTAGGCAATCTGCAGATGCTCCTGCGACAATAGAAGAGGAAGACAAAGCACTTCCAAATCCAATGTCTTTTGTAATTCCAACTGAAATGGTTGAATTACCATCAAAGGGACAAGGGTATCCACCCGAACACCCACTATTTAACCAAGAAATGGTTGAGATTCGTCATATGACGGCAAAAGATGAAGATATCCTTACATCAAGATCGCTTCTTAAAAAAGGCATTGCTCTTGATCGATTGATAGATAATATCTTGGTAAACAAAAAGGTTAGATCAATGCATCTCCTGTCGGGAGATAGGTCTGCTATTGTTATTGAAGCAAGAAAATATGCTTATGGTAACGAATATAAGACGAAACTAACCTGTCCTGCATGCGGAGAGCAGAAGAGATACAAGTACGATCTTAACGACAAAGAGATCCACTACGGTGAAATACCAGAAGATGTTGAGACAAACGAGAATGGTAATTTTGTAGTCACTCTGCCTGTTAGTAAGTTTAAAATTGAAATTAAACGAATGACTGGGAAAGACGAACAAGATATGATCGTGAACATCAAGAAGAATTCAAAGGGCAACAACGGTGTTGATACAAACCTGTCCGAACAGTTAAAGGCTATCATGGTATCTGTTAACGGAGACACACGAAGGGCAACCTGCAATTACTTTGCAGAGAATATGCTATCATCTGATACAAGAGTTCTTAGAGAAATGTATAGAAAAGTAAACCCAGATGTAAAACTTAATTTTGACTTTGAATGTCGAGCTTGCGGTCACGAGCAAGTATTGGAGGTTGCGCTTGATGCCGACTTTTTTTGGCCTGACCGATGAATACACTGAACAAACATATGAGCAATTCTTTATTTTAAAACATCATGGTGGCTGGTCATTCTATGAATTGTACAATCTGCCGGTTGGTTTGAGAAATTGGTTCTTTGAGCGAATGCTCGAGGAATTTGAGAAAGAAAGGAAAGCAGCGGAAAAAGCAAGCAGACGCAGGTGATACCCTGCGTTTTTGTTTTCAACACTAATTAATCTTGAAGAGAGGATTTTTGTATGTCTAATGAAGGTGACGGAACAACAGGTAATGGAACCGTATCAAAGAAAGATACCAAGGCTGCTGTTGGATATAACCTAGCATATCGTGAAAAACTCGAGATGGAGAAAGAAGCTCTCAATATCGCAATCGAGCGAGCGACTGCTGAGGGAAAGTATGTTGAGGCCTTACAAAAACAGATTGAACTTCAAGGGGTAAAGCGAGCGCAAATCGGCGAAATGGCTTTGGAAATGAGCAAAATGGCCGATCAGGCAGATAGATTGGCTTTGGCCAATGACCTCGAAGAAGCAGCTAAAGCAGCCGGTATTGTCGGAGAAGAATTACTTTTCTTAACAACAAACCTCACTTCTGCAGCGATGCGGCTGGGCGACTGGGAAAAAACTTTAGACGATATTTCTGCTTCAACTAAAAAAATGAAGTCCTCAACGGATGAAGCCTCGCGTTCCGTTAATAACTTAGAAAACTCAATAGGAGGCCTCGTTGGTGGATTAAACTTAGGTTTGACCTCTTCGAATGGATTTGCGTCTAGTATGTTAAGGGTAGGCGCTAACTTAAAGGTTGCTGAAGAAAAAGGAGTTGTTTTTACCAAAGGGATGTTTGCAATGGCTATGGCCAAACAAGTCCTGATCGGATTTGCAAACAAACTTGGTAATGAAATAATGTCTCTTGCGGAAAGTTCTTCCAAAGCTGCGGCTGAGATTGCTAAACTCGGAGGGTCTACCGAAAACACTTTTTATACAGTAACTCAATTAAGTAGAGGGATGTTAGGCTTAGGTGTCTCAATGGAACAGATGGGTAAGATAACAGGTACCCTCATGAATGATACCGCAATGCTAGGAGATGAGATTGAGAACTCCGAGATGGGATCAGTAAGACTAGCAGCGAAACTTACAACAGCAGGTGTGTCCGCCGGTCAACTAACAGACATGATTAACACATTAACTGTTGGGTTTGGTATGGGCTTTGACGAGTCAGTGAAATTTTATGAATCGATTATAGTTGATTCAAAGTTGGCTGGGCAAAGTGTAGCAGATTTATCGAAAAACCTTCAACAAGCATCAAACCGTTTGTTGACTAGCGGCACTAGTGCAGCAGAAATGAAAAGAGAGTTTGAAGGACTTAATATGGTCTCGAGGCAATTAGGTACCGAAATAAGCGACATTCTCAAGTTAACAAATCAGTTTGATAAATTTGCCGATGCAGCCAAAATCGCCGGACAACTTAATGCACAATACGGTTTACAATTGAGCATGACCAAATTACAAAACATGGAGTCCCAAGAAAGACTGGAGTACTTGAGACAATCTTTCCTTGCTCAAGGTATAGAGGTTAGAAATCTTTCTAGAAGCAATAAGTTGTTCCTACAAAATGTTACGGGCATATCAGACATGAACACAATGATGAAGATGCTGGGTACAACAAGGAACCAAGAGAAAGACTCGGTCGGATCATTAAACGAATTATTAAGCAAACAAATGGATGCATTTACAAAACTAAAGGCTGCGATGGCTGAAATGGCTTTAGTTCTTGAACCACTGATATGGTTTGTCACTTGGCTCACAGAGGCTTTAGCATGGTTTTTCGGTGGGATTGCAGAGGGCATTAACAACTTGAGAGCATCTCAAAATACGTTTGCTTGGCTTGCGGGATGGACACTATCCGCTATTGCAATGTTTGGTGCTTTAGCGATTGCTACTGTTGCATTGGGCGGCTCACTTTTTACAATGGCGAAAGTTGTCCCCGCAGCCGGAGCAAAGATTGGCGCTGGGATGACTTCTTTTGCAACAGCAGCACAGGGATTTTTTACTGTGATGAATACGGCTAATATGATAAAACTTGGAGCAATCGTAGCTATTTTCGCGATTGGTTTTGGAATTGCAGCGCTTGGTTTGAGTAAACTTGCCGAGGCCATGAAAGGAATGTCTGGTGAGGTCGCTACGGCGTTTGTAATATCTATAGGGGTTATGGGCCTTGCAATGATAGGGTTTGCTCTCGCAATGGCGTATGCAGCGCCTATATTGGCTACTGCTCTCGTTGGAGTAATGGCTTTTGCTGTTGGGTTTGCTATAGCCGGTGGAGCAATGGCGGTGGTCTTAAACAGCGCCGCAGGGCTTGCTCAAGAATTAGGTAATATGGCCGAAGGTAGTTTTGGAACTTTGGTAGATGGACTTGTGACCCTCACACAGATGAGAAGTCCATTAGCGGATTTAAAAGCAGACCTAGAGTCCCTGAACAGTTTAGCAAACAATATTGACGGTATGGTTATTATGCAGTCCACTGGAGAGAGTAGGACTGTTATGATGGCTTCCGAGAACATCATCAAAGGAAAAACAGAAGGCTCTCTTGACGTTAATGTAAAAATTACAATGGACGACAAGATCAATGTTGCAAATCAAGTAAAAGTGTACTTGGATAGTAAAGAACTTACAGATGCAGTTGTTCGAAATATAGACGAGGGAGCATAATAAGTGACTCTTTATAATAGAAAAAAGACCGGACGAGTAGGCGGTACAGCAAGTTATGACGATAATGAAAGAAAAGGAGTACAAAGGATTGATCTAGGTAACCCTGTTGAGACAAACTATGCTACCGAGACCAACAGTATAATTTACATAATGGACAGTCAGACTTATAACTTTGTTGCATTCAAGACCTTCTTAAAATCTTTTAAATTAAATATAAAGCCGACAGTTGACTTAGACCAATCATTATATATTCTGGATCCTTATGTTAGCCGAGGGCAATCGACATTTACTTATTCTATATCCTTGGATGTTCCTGCTAGTAGCCCCAAAGAAGCAGAATCAAATTTAGCAAAGATGCAAGATTTATTTAGATTTGTTGGGACAGTAGGTAACCGAACTTTACCACAAAGTGGTTTAGGAACAAAAGGGTTTGATAGGGTAGAGAACTTCACAGTGTACTTTGCAAACTTGATTAATCAAGGAACTTCTCGCTCCGCAGTTGATTTTCCCTTTGGATCAACAGCGCCTCACAAAGAAATAGAGGATAACGGAATCAACTGTATAATAAAGAAAGTGGAATACAATCCCAGCATTGATACTGGGTTTTTTGAGTCCGGAGACCCAACTAACACCAAATATCTTCCAAAACACTATACTTTGGACTTGGATCTGCTTATGCTCGACTCTCATGATAAACTTGGCCCATATTGGCCTTTCTCAGTGGGGATTAGATAATGAGTAAATTCCCAGCAACAGGAAAATTCGCAGCCGATGGACAGATAGATTTAGGTTTCAACGGAACAACTTTTCTAGCGAAAAATAAAAATGCATACATTTCTATCGCTATGCCAAGATTAACCGGAGATTGGATATCCAAAGGGTTCTTAAGGTTCAAGGCTTTTGTTACAAACTTCTCTAGATCGTCTGAGACAGAATACACTGAAGATACTTTTGCTGTCGCTCAGTCTCCTCGAGCAATTAAGGGCCCAATAACAAACCAAATCAATTTACAGTTTGAGGTTCCGTCACAAACATACAATGAAGCAAGAGTTAACTTTACAAAGATTAATTCCTTGTGTAGATTTTTCTTGAACAGTCGGAAGAAATACAATACAACCGACAAGAAATGGGAGGACACGCACGATATGAAAAAGTTCACTCATAACCCTGATTATTTTACAACTTATATATTGTTTTCCAATTTTATACATAACATTGAATATGGAATCGCTGAAGATTTTAATGCTGAAACATACGATGAGGTTGTGGAGCGTGGACAAAAATCGATAATAACTGATTTTTCATTTGAATTTGATGTTGAGGGCGGCTTCTTTGAAGGAGACTCACAGGTCTCTTCTCTTGATGAAGGCAAGTTGTTCCCAAAAAATCTAAAAGTAAGTTTATCAATAACCCCAATAGTAGAGCAATTATATGTCGGGACTAACAAAATAACCCCTTTTTCAGGCTATAACGTCGGAGATGCGCCTGTAAGTTATCCATTTGGAATTGATTACAGAAAGAGGAAATTAAGATGAGCAGAAACAAGAACAGAAAAACTAAGTCAATAAGTAAATCTCAATATTCTGAGTTGCTTAAAAGCAGAGGTTTGACGTCTGCTGAGATACTTACGGATCCCTTTATTGGCTATCCCCCACAAGATGAAAGAAGGAAGATGACCTACGAAGAGCATTACTGGTCTACTGGAGACAATTACTTTAAATTGGCTACCAAATATTATGGTGATCGCAAAGATTGGTGGGTAATTGCTCGGTTTAATGGAAAGCCTACCGACGCAGATGTTGCGATTGGTGATCGTCTAGTTATACCTTTTCCTTTAGATATTGCTAAGGATTACATGGGGTACTTCAATGACTACTAAAATAAAGTGGAGCAAGGCTGTTGAGTTTAGTCGGGATTGTATATCTGGATTGCCTTGCCCAGACCTTGCGGAGGATCAATTCAAAGAAATAATTGAAAAAAACCAAAAGGGTGTTGATGAAGGGCAATTGAAGCAAGCTTTCTTTTTTAGAAGAATGGATATATTTACGGACCTGAATACATTGGTAGGTTCTGAGTCCTTGATGCCTAATACATCTTATGGAAACCACCAAATGGTTCAAACTGGAGACCTCAGTAATGATGGTGAGGCCTTTCAAAATGCAGATGTTATAGATTTTTTTAATTATAGAAAAAATGAGAATCTAGGTCACCTGTCGGTATTTGAACACATATCTAATCCTGATCCAACTCGAGTGATTGGTCGAAAGAGGTTTTACTCACGGAGCGGTTGGCCAACGTCTTCGAAAGACTCTTGGAAACTTATGAGTAATAATTTTAGAATATCCAAGGTAATAAAAAAAGAAGAATTTGATAATACCACCTCGGTGGGAAAAAAGTTTACATCCAAAAAATCAAGTATTGCTTTTCCCAAAAGCGTTAGTGAGTTCGGAATGGGCACTATAATATCCTTCACGGGAATAGACATTTCTTTTGAAGGAACGTATCAGGAGACAGCAAGAAGTGATGTACAAGTTAAAATCAGAGCAACACTGAATAATTTTGATTTGTTGGAAAACTATTATGATTCCGACGGAGAATATATAGACTCTACCAGTGTTGATTTAGATAAGCACCTGAGGTTTTTAGATTTGTTTACACCGGCTGAATTGGATGAAGATAACCAAGGGATAATGCTGGAAGTATACACAACACATGCAAACGAAAACGGTGATGACCTAGAGACCCATAGAAAACCGCAGACAGATGCTAAATATTTATCATATCACAATTATTTAAAACTTGATCTTTATATTGTTGACCATACTTTAAGTTTCGATGAAGTAAACAATAAGGTAAATATAGAGATAGAGTACAGGGCTGGAGCAGATATGGGTGTCGTGAATAATCGCGTTGGTCCTAAGAACATATTATATGGGGATGTTGAGCGAGAGAAGTTTCGCAAGATATTGATAAACTCACAATTCCTACTAGAGAAGAGATGCACTGAAAAATCTTCTGAGGAAATAGATAAAATAGCAGACTTACGAAAAAAAGAATTTAAAGAACATATCGATTTGCGGATCCCTATGGTGAATCTTAACTTTGAAGACCCACTGAAGCCATATATAAAAAATTATAATTTATCAGTAGGTGGGGCATCTGGTATATCCAAACTTGATTATAACTCATTTGCATACACAACCGGTTTTGATGATGATGTTATTTTTATGGGATTACATGAGGCAAATGTATCAAGCGAGATGAAAACTTACCACTTTGTTACTCTTAGGAATTTGTTGGCTGATCTTATTCCCCAAGACCTACTTGATCACTACAAAGTTATGTTACCATTTGTTCCGATGAAAGTAAGGGGTTTCGGAGTTGATTCTTTTGGGTTCTATCTAGGGGATTTACCCATAGCAGTTGAGCTATTTGAGGATTGGTTTAATAAAAAATATATTATTGAAAATGTATCTTACTTAGATGTTAAAACACTTGTTAAAGACATTATAATGAATTATGTTAACCCTTGCTTAAGATTAAGTTCTTGGGATAATAACCAAAAAGTAGAACTTGCCACTTCCTCTTTTAATATGTTTGGAGAGTTTACTTATGATAATTCAACCGCAGACCCGCCGACAATGAACAGCCCAAGAGTGAACGAAAAACTGTGGGGTAATGCTTCAGAAAGGGGTGCTGTAAAATTTGTACCAAAGATTCCAACCAATGATGCAGCAAAAGTTGTATCACAAGGAGACTTTGAAGACAAACATGGAAAAGACTATGTATTTATCAATGTCTATGTTGTTGAATCAGAAGACTTTTTAGCTGGTAAACTTCAGGGCGCAAATAGTATTAAAGATAAATTAGATATAATTTCTAATTATCGCACAGTTATTGAAGCAAAATCTCCTTATGGGCCATTCAAGTCACTAAAACTATCAGCAAACAACACAGATTACCTTCGTGAGGTGAGACTAGAACAACAAGGCAAAACAGACATATCACAGTTAGGGAACGTTTATGATGCAACAGTAACGACTTACCCGAACTGTCCAGATTTTAGATTCTTTCCCGGTGACTATGTGTATCTTTACGTACCAGATCTTGGCTTTGCTTCAGATACAGACAATCTAGCGTACAAACTAGGAATCGGTGGTCACCAAATAATAACTAATGTTGTCCATAAAATAGAATTAGAAGGTAGTGCAAAGATGTCTACCGAAGTCACTATGAGATATTGGAACAGTGGGGTCAAGAATCAGCACCAAAACAACCCATCGGCCTCTGGTTGTGTTGTTCGGTCATCTCCGGGTGATCCCGGGTACAGCCCTGTCTCAATTGAGCGCGACACTAGCGATGAATATGTAGACCCAAATGATAGCGGGTGGGGAGAACCTAAATAATGAGTACATTTGGAGCAAACAATAATAGTTCTGCAAGAACAGCATTCGAACAAAAGGTTAAGTTTAACACCGAAGCATATGCTGATGTTGATAACCAAAAAGGTATTGTTGAATTTAATTTCTTTGAGAAGATCAGATATGGACACGTTAACACAAAAGGAGTCCCTATCATACCTCGAGAAGAACATATGCAGCCAATCATATACTCTAGTCAGTTTGCAGGAATTATCCTTGATTGTTGTGTTTATGGTGTTGAACAAATCTTAAAACATTTCCTCGATTGTATGCGGTTCGGCATAATCGAAGAGGATCAAATTACAGAGATAGCACCTATTCAAGCATATACGCCCCCCATTCTTGAATATAGAAACGGTATCGTATCAAACTTAGATGCCTTTAACAAGCATATAGTTGATATGAACCTCTTAACAAATATAAGCGATTTTGATCAATATGTCAAGAAGTTTCTTGATTATTTTAAAATAAATTATAAACAAATGAGACCCATGACTCTAGCAAAGCACTGCCTATCGAGGTTTGCGTCTCCTCTCGAAACTGGTTTAGCTGTAAAGTTTTTCCCAACAGTCTTTGATGTTGATCAAATTAAATATGATACTCTGATATCAAGTCCCAACTTTCAAAAGTATGTTGATGCTTGTAGGAACTTTGGATTTTCTGTTGTTAAGCATACTCCGAACATGGTTATATTTGATATCAATTCTGCTGCAAATATAATCCCTCTTCAGGAGAACAATATTACATCAATAGAGAACCTGTTCGAGACTAGGTATACTAACTCTATGGATTCTTCTATCTCCACCCTCAAGGCCCAAATGATTAAAGGATATAATCGACTTGTCGACATAAAACAAGTTACTTTGGTACCAAAACACTGTCGAGAGGGATTAGTATATAGAAAGCATGTATTACCAAAGTTTGATATTAATAATATAAATAATAATAATTATATAAATAATAATATTAATAATATATATATAACCTTTAGATATTATGAAGAACAGGAAAGAATGTCTATTGGTAAATTCAATCAGATTAAGAATAATGTAAAATTCTTTCAAAAAAGATTTGACAACGATTCAGTTCTAGGTTATATTAATGATGAGTTCCAAAATCTTTATAAAGATGAAGAAAACAGTTACAATGATTTCATTCGAAGAGAAAGACAAAAAGAAATTCAAAAACTCGAAGATGAAACTCAAGCACAACTTACAGCCACAACGGTAGAGATTGAAGAACCAACAATACAAACCTCTCAGCCACAAGCAACTGATAGGGGAACATACTAGGAGGACATATGACATTCCAAATTATGGATGATAAAAAAGATTGCGCAGGAGTTTACGTTGATGGAAAATTTATTTACGACAGAATACCCGACAATATTGATGGTACTTGGGGCTATTCTGATCACCTTCGAGACCGGCACATTCAATATGCTTACTTATGGACATTGGGATCTAGGATATCCGATATTTGCCCAGAACATCTTAAAGCCAGATGGGAATCCAGAGAAAAGAAAATAAGATCTCACTTCAAGTCGTTACAAACAGTCAAAATAAACTTCGACGATGTGTGCTTTTTTGATTTAATCCCAGACAAGCAATTAGAGCATTATTTCCAGACTAAGAACGAAATATGCGATTGGGTTTTTGCTAACGTTGACAAGCCAACACACTACGGCCTACTGCATGACGGTTATATAACAATACAAAATCTTCAAAAACGTGCCCTACATATCAATAAACACAAATTATTTCGATATTCCCAAAAGGATATGAAAGCAAGGAGTTTATGGAACTGGATAAAGGGTCGACAAGAAGTATACGTTAAATACAACCTCTTTGGTAGCGTTACAGGACGCTTAACAACGACGGAGGGGTCATTCCCCATAATGAATCTTAAAACGGAATTAAAGGACATTGTCGAGCCCAAATGGGACTGTTTTTTGGAACTTGATTTTAATGCCGCCGAGATAAGAACAATGATTTCCCTAATGGGACAAAAACAACCACAGGAGGATATTCATGAGTGGAACATCAAAAATATATTCAAACAAGACATCACAAGAGCAGAGGCAAAACAAAAGTTTTTTGCTTGGCTCTATAACTCGGAAAACAAAACTATCGATTCTGAATTCTATAGCAAAAGCGATCTCGTCGAAAAGTTTTATTGCGAAGAACAAAAAGAAATACGAACCCCTTTTGGTAGAAGGACAGCTTGTGATAGATTTCACGCGCTCAACTACTTGTTGCAATCTGCTTCCTCCGATAACTGTCTTGACCGCGTCAACAAAATTGAAAAATTCTTAACAGGGAGAAAAAGTTATGTCGCCTTTACTATACACGATTGTGTTATTATCGACCTTCATGGGGACGATAGGGATCTCATTCCACATATCAGACAAATTTTCGAAGATACTAAACTTGGGCAGTTCAAATCGTCATGTCATATCGGAAAAAACTTCGGAGACATGCGAGAATTCAAGTGGAAAAATTAAGTAATGGCGATCTTGTTGTTACTTTACCTAAGGTCGAAGGTATCAAGGCCGTTGCGAGACATCTTCGACGAGGTATGATAGGGCTCATTGTTGATCATAGTGCTAGATTCAATGATGTTGTCGTATACGGAGTAACGATCGATGGAAACACTTATTGGCTATTTGAAGATGAAATAAAACCACTGGAGAAAAAATGTTAATTATAGGACTCGGACAAGCAGGTTGCAATATAGCAGAACTGTTCAAGCAACATAAACAATACGAAGTTGTTCTTCTTGATGAAGGAAAAGGAATCAAGAAAAACGATTCAGTTGAAGGATATGACTCAATAGATTATAAACCTCGACGTAAGGCTATCAAATCGGCCACTGAGGGCGTTCTTTTTGTTTGTGGTAGTGGTAAGATAGCGGGAGCCTCTCTGCGCGTTCTAGAGGCTCTGAAGCACGCTAAAATGACTGTTGTATATATCTATCCTGACCTTGAGTTTGCATCCGACATTGAGCGGAGAAGAAATAAGGTTCACTTCAATGTACTACAGGAATTTACTCGCTCTGGATTGATACACGAAATGCTTTTATTGGACAACAAAACGATGGCTGATTTAACACCAGCAGGAACAGTGTACGATTTCTATAAAAATATCAATTATCTTGTGTATTCAACAATTCATACCTTAAATTATTGTGCGAACGTGAAGCCTGAATTCACATCAACGCATACACCAAAGGAAATCAGTCGTATATCGACGATTGGATATGCAAAATTTGAAGAAGATGAAGAAAAGCTGTACTTTCCACTTGACAACATCACGGAGACGTGTTATATTATTAACATAAATGAAGAAGAACTCGCTAATGATGTTTCAATTATGCCTAATGTAAAAGGAATGGTTCGAGACAATAAGAAATTAGAAAGAGATACTTCATTTTCAATTTGGTCCACAACTGAGGGCACAAACTATTATTATGCGAGGCATTACACGCATTTTGTTCAAGAAAAAACTTGACAAGTTAACCACAACACGTTATATTATAAGTATAATACAAAACAAGGAGATAAAATGGGATTAATATTCGCAACAGTAATATTCATTTTTGCATTCACTTGGTTCTGGATGTGGGTTCACGAAAAATTTTAAATAAATACTTGACAACCTGATTATAGAAGGTTATATTATATAAACAATAGAGAAGCAAGGAGATGAAATGCTTAGTTTAATGTTATTCACACTTATTGGGTGTGGCGAAAAAGAAGAAGAATCAAGCGACACAGCATCCGCTGTCGAAGCTTCTGAAGAAAGTTAAGATAATCACTTGACAACTTAACCGTAATGGGTTATATTATTATATGTTCAACACAAAGGAGTTAATATGAGCATCACGCAGCAGTTCACGGTATATACCGGCACATTCGTAAACCAAACTGGTTTTCAACGACAAATGAGATTCATCAAAGTATCGGATTTCCCTTCATCAGTAACAAGTCGCTTTAAAAGCACTCGTAATCTGCAACAAGGGTACGAGACAGTATATGATGTAGATCTCGGAAAATATAGGACTTTCAACTATAACACAATGGTTGGTCAGTTGTCCTCAACGACTAGCAATGTAACTATTGCAGTCTAACCCCCCCTCATAGGTTTTGCTCATTTTTCCTTAAAAAATGTTCACTTTTTTACTTGACAAAGTTTAAAATATATGTTATATTATAACTGTAAGTAAATATTCAAACACAAAGACAAATTAACGGTAAGGTTGAAACCCTGCCGTATATAATAGCAACTACAAGGAGAACTTAATCATGGCTATTGATATTGAAGCGATGCGAGCCAAACTAAATGCATCTAAAACTGGTAGAAAAGGTCAAACTAATAATACGAAATGGAGACCAACTCAAGGAGACCAAACCATTCGTATACTTCCTACATCAGACGGTGACCCGTTTAAGGAATTTCACTTTCATTATAATGTAGGCAAAAATCCCGGAATTCTATGTCCTAAGAAAAATCATGGAGAAGACTGTCCAATCTGTGATTTTGCGTCCAAACTGTGGCGTGAAGGAGTTGAAGGTGACGATAATTCATTAAAGAACGAAGCAAAGAAGCTATTTGTTCGTAAGCGTTATTATTCTCCGATACTTGTTCGAGGAAATGAATCTGAAGGAGTAAAAGTTTGGTCTTATGGAAAGACTGCGTATGAAACATTGCTGGGTTATGTCCTCGACCCTGACTATGGTGATATTACAGATGCTGAAACTGGAACTGATATTGTATTAAATTATGATGTTCCCGGCACACCCGGTTCTTTCCCTAAGACCACCCTAAAACCTCGTCGACGTCCGAGTATATTATGCGATGAGTCTGTCGCTGATTGCGATCAATTGATAGAATCTATTCCTGATATTGGCGGTCTTTTCGAAAGAAAGACAACAGAAGACATTCAAGCAATACTTGACGATTTCTTGTCTACCGACACGTCCTCCGAAAGTAGATCGACTGAAACAACCAAGTATTCGAAAAATAACTCGAATGTTGACGAGGAATTTAAAAAATTCATGAACGACGGTTAAGTCGTAGTCCTCCTGTGTTGAAAGGGTCGCCGTCCACCCTAGAAAGAAAGGGCGGCATTTTTTTAATGATTATGATACTCTATTGATGTTTAGAAAGAGTATTGTAATCCGTCAAACCGAACGAATCGGAAAAAATAGGAAAAAATAAAAATGATATTTTATCATAACATAAGGACCTTCCTTTCACAGGAACGTCAATTAATTAAAGTAGACCGTGCTTTCCAACGAAAAAGTTGCTGGACACTTGCGCAAAAAAGGAGATATATTATTTCCTTCTTAAAAAATAGGACTCCTTACCCAGTTGTCCTTGCGGACATTAGAACAGGTCTTATGCGCTCCAAAGACATTCAAAGTTCCGAAGATATCAGAAAGTACGAAGAACTTACTAATGAGGGTAAATCCCGTGTAAGCCTAGACGGGCAGAATCGAATCAAGACTCTTGAAGAATTCTACAACAATGCATGGGGAATTACCGGAGATCTTATGGGCGCTGATGGTGTAGTATATCCTGTAAAAGATGTACTATACAAAGATTTACCAACTCGCTTAAAAGATGCTTTTGATATGCTTCAGGTTAGCGTATATGTTCAGCAGAACTGTTTGTATTCTGAACTACACACTATCTTTGTTGATATTAATGATGGCGAAGGATTAAATCCTCAAGAAAAGCGTAATGCTATAATGACTTGGTTCTCAGGACACATTAGGAATTTCGCTGAAACACAAAATCATGAAAAGTTGTTATTAAGAATATCCGGAATGAAAGAGCAGGATATTAAACGATCTACTGATGCCGAGTGGTATACAAAAGCCTATGTATCTTTAGTTCAGCCTGATAAGCATTACTTAAATAGGTCTGGTCTCGATGCTTTTTACAAACAGGGTGAAGGTCGCCAACAAGCAAGCATTTCAGACTATAGTCGAGACAAGGTTGATCGCTTTGAGAAAGTGGTTGAGATGGTATACCGTGCTGTCTTTTCAAAAACCGTGATTGGTACTCCCATAAGTCAAAAGCTTTTCTGGGCTTTATTGATTGCCTCGGCTGATGTATACGATACTGGTCAAAGAATTACAGATTATTCAATCCTTTTTGATGCTGTAAAACAGGCCGACTGTTCGTTATGTATTGATTCTAACGATGATTTTGTAAAGGATTTTAAAACTTGGCAGGGGTTACCTAATCCGTGCCCAAAACAAGAGCCAAAAAAATCCCAGTACTATTTCCACTGGGCTAGTGACGTAAACAAGCCTACAGTGCGGCAAAAAAGAAAATCTGAACTCTTGAGAGAACTTAAAAATATGAATCTATATCACGATTCTTTCAAAGTTCAATCCCAAGCAGCAAAATAATTTTAAACCGCAGGGAGGCACGGGTTTACAGGTGCCTCATACTAATTTTTGGAGGCCTAATTGGGTAAAGTAATAAAAATGACTACAAAACCGGGAAAAATTGATATATCTGCGATGAAAAAGTTCGTGAATAAAAAAGTCGGACTTGATGTCGCACACGATCTTCGGAAAGATAACCCAACCGAAGTGAAAGAGTGGATTCCTACGGGATCTAGATGGCTTGACTCTATTACAGTTAGAGGAAAGTATGGCGGTATTCCCGTCGGCAAGATTACTGAAATAGCGGGTTTGAGTTCCGCTGGTAAATCTTTTATGGCTGTGCAAATAGCCGCTAATGCTCAAAAGATGGGAATGACAGTTGTCTACTTTGACGCTGAAAGCGCCATCGATCCAAAGTTCCTCACCGATGCTGGTGTGAATGTAGAGGATCTACTCTATGTCCAAGCAGTATCAGTCGAAAAAACATTGGAAACCATTGAAGATCTTATGGGAGAATATCCAGAGACTCAATTTCTTTTCATCTGGGATAGCATTGCTGCTACAACATCTGAGAAAGAATTAGAATCGGACTTCAACCCTCAATCGACAATGGCGGTTAAGCCTCGCATTTTTGCGAAAGCTTTTCCAAAACTCACAATTCCGCTGGCAAATCAACAGTGTACGCTAATCTTGATTAATCAGTTGAAAACCAACATCACCAGTAATGTTGCTGAAGCGATGACGACACCGTTTATTGCACCCGGCGGTAAAGCCATTGGGTACTTTTGTTCTATGCGAGTTTGGCTAACAAAACGCAAGGCCAAAGCAGCATACGTGACTGATGATACGGGATTGAGAGTGGGCTCGGAGGTGAAGGTCAAGATTGAAAAGTCTAGATTCGGCACCGAAGGACGTACCTGCGGCTTTAAGATACTTTGGGGTAACAAAGTTGGAATACAAGATGAAGAGTCTTGGCTTGAAGCACTCCGCCTGTCTGGATCATCACGGTTTAGGGTAGGTGGAGGCTGGTACTACCTTACCGACTCCAAGGGTAAGGAGCATAAGTTCCGATCCTCTCAGTGGATTGAGAAACTCGCTGATAAAAAGTTCCGAACATTAGTGTTCGAGATAATGGACGAAGAGATCATCAAGAAGTTTGATACTGAAGGAAAGAATTTCGCCATTGAAGACGATAAGTAAATATATCTTGTCGTTTGTTTTCTCCTATAGCCCTTCCTTGTTTTTGCAGGGAAGGGTTTTTTTATTATAAAAACTTGACAGGAGATACAAGACACGTTATATTATTAATATAATACAGAGGACAATATGAAAAAGATTTTAATTAAACACAATGATGTTCAATTTGTTGGATATCTATTGGAGGACAAACCAACAAAATTTAGAGCAATGAATGAAAGCAAAAAGGTTGAGTTTCACTATCCAAAAGTTAGTTATTCATACGAGATAATGGGGGACAAATGAAAAATAAAGTATTATTTATTGATGGATTAAATATGTTCATCAGAAGCTATATCGTCAACCCAACCCTAAACAGGGACGGTAACCCCATTGGAGGGTGTATAGGGTTCTTAAAATCCCTTCAGAAGGTGTGTAAGAAATTTAGACCGGATGAAGTGGTAATAGTGTGGGATGGCCATGAAGGGTCACAACGTAAAAGGGCTTTGAATAAAAACTACAAAGAAGGTCGAGGTCCGATCAGGTTTAACCGCAGACTAATTGAGTTACCACCAGAAAAACAAACAGAGAACAAAGCCTATCAACTAATCAGGCTTATGGAGTACGTAAATGAATTACCAATCATCCAAATCGTTATCGACTTTGTTGAAGCCGATGATGTTATCGCTTATGGAGCACGGCACCCTTTTTACTCAGGGTGGGATAAAGTCATTATTTCTTCCGATAAAGACTTTTTTCAACTCTGTGACGACTACGTATCTATTTATAGACCCATCCAAGATAAAATTGTTACAAAACAAAGTATTCTTGACGAGTTTAAGATACACCCCAATAATTTTGCCCTTGCTCGTGCAATTGCTGGAGACTCAAGTGATAACTTACCGGGAGTGTCTGGTGTTGGGCTTAAGACAATTGCTAAAAGGTTCCCATTCTTACTTAATGAACAAGAATCTAATTGTCAAGAGGTTGTTACAAACTGTGCAATGCAAGGAAAAAGGCTTAAATTACATGAAAACATTATCAAGTCTGCTGACTTAATAAAAAATAATTATAGGATTATGCAGTTGTACAATCCGAACATCAGACCACTAAATCGTGATATCATAGATAACGCGATAATCAGGTTTGAACCTGAATTCTCAAAGATAAATTTTACGAAAATGTTATTCACAGATGACGTTTCCTATCTGAATTTTGAGGAACTAAATATTATATTGAAGAAGATAAAAAGATAAAAAAATAACAGGAGGACAAATGACTATTAATAACGATCAAGAAACGTTTTCACGTTTTGGAAAAAAATTCCAAGAAAATATGTGCCAACTCATGCTCGAGGACAGGCCATTCTATGACCAAATTTCAGAAGTATTGGATATTAACTTCTTTGAAAAAAAATATCTGCAAATATTTATAGAAACACTGATGAAGCATAGGGAAAAATACTCTACTCATCCAAACTTCGAGGTAATGATGACCCTATTGAGGACTGAACTCAATCATCACGATAAAGCAACCGCAAAACAAGTAAGGGATTTTTTCGCAAGAATAAAATCATCTGATGGTATAGAGGAAGCTATGTGGATCAAAGACAAAGCTGTTGATTTCTGTCGAAAGCAAGTGCTTAAGGGCGCTATGATGAAATCAGTTAAACTTCTCAAGTCATCGTCATTTGATGAGATTGAAAAGGTAATCCAAGATGCATTGAAACTAGGAACGGATAACAATTTTGGCCATGAGTACCATAAGGATGCTTTGGCTCGTTTTGAAATCATAAATCGTAACCCAGTCTCAACAGGTTGGCCTAGAATGGATGAGATTGTAAAAGGAGGGCTTGGTAAGAGCGAATTAGGTGTTGTTATAGCTCCAACAGGTGCCGGTAAATCAATGATAATGGTTCACTTGGCCGCAGAGGCCTTAAAGCAAGGAAAGACTGTCGTATACTATACTTTGGAGCTTAAAGACACCGTTGTCGGAGGTCGATTTGATTCTTGCTTGACTGGTATCCCACTGAATGAAATGAGAGATCGAAAAGAGGAAATCCTAACTAAGATTGAAGGTGTAGATGGGTCCTTAATTATTAAAGAATACCCAACTAAATCAGCATCAGTCCAGACTATCAAGAATCATATTGAAAAACTCAAGAAAAGAGGAATAGAGCCAGACATGATACTAGTCGATTATGCAGATTTACTTAGACCAGTCCGCACAACCGGCGAAAAGAGACATGAACTTGAAGAAACATATGAAAACCTAAGAGCTTTGGCTCAAATTTATGAAATGCCTGTCTGGACAGCATCACAAACTAATCGCGGTGGCCTTAATGCCGAAGTGATAACAATGGAGGCCATCTCTGAAGCCTTTAATAAGTGTTTTGTTGCGGATTTTATTTTTTCTCTGTCCAGAACAGTGCAGGACAAGCAGGCTAATAAAGGTAGGATATTTATTGCAAAAAATAGAAATGGACCTGACGGAATGGTGTTTCAAACATTTGTGGATTGGTCTGATGTAACAATTAAAATACTAGACAGGGATGAGAATGTTGATGTAATGCAATCAACAGCAGAAGCACTTACGCTTCTTAAAAAGAAATATCAAGAAATACAAGCAAAATAGGAGAACAGGAATGGATTTAGAGAAAAAAATATTATCTGATATTACTGTGCATATGAAATATGCGAGGTACCTAGATGATTATAATAGAAGAGAGAATTGGGAAGAGCTCGTGACTCGGAATATGAAGATGCATATGAAGAAATTCCCAAAATTAAAGAAAGAAATCGTCTCGGCATACAGATATGTTTATGATAAGAAGGTTCTTCCCTCGATGCGATCCATGCAGTTCGGTGGCAAACCAATCGAGGTGTCTCCTAATCGTATTTTTAATTGCGCTTTTTGCCCAATAGATGATTATCGTGTGTTCGGCGAGGTCATGTTCCTTCTTCTTGGAGGAACAGGAGTTGGATTTTCTGTTCAAAAGCATCATGTAGAAAAACTCCCAGAGATCAGAAAGCCCTCCTCAAGGAGTCGTAGGTTTCTTATTGGTGACTCGATTGAAGGATGGTCCGATGCTATTAAGGCGCTTGTTGCTTCTTATTTTAAAGGGACATCTAGGTTACGTTTTGACTTCTCAGATATCCGTCCGAAAGGAGCAAGACTAGTTACATCAGGTGGAAAGGCCCCCGGCCCACAGCCACTAAAAGAATGTATTGTAAAAGTAGAAGGAATATTAGATGCGAAAGAAACTGGTGACCAACTTACTCCCATTGAGGTTCATGATATCATCTGTCATATTGCGGACGCAGTTCTGGCTGGAGGCATTAGGAGGGCTGCTCTCATATCCCTTTTTTCTGCTGATGACGAAGAAATGCTCGCAGCAAAAGCAGGAAGCTGGTGGGAGCTCAACCCCCAACGCGGCAGAGCTAACAATTCTGTTGTCATTATGCGGCATCGTATTGACCGGAGCACTTTTATGTCTATATGGGATAGAGTACGTGAATCAGGTAGCGGAGAGCCGGGATTCTACTTCTCAAATGACAAAGACTGGGGAACCAATCCCTGTTGTGAAATAGGTCTTCGACCAAATCAATTTTGTAATCTTACGGAGGTAAACGTAAGTGATGTTTATGACCAAACTGAGCTTGAAAATCGTGTTCGTGCTGCTACTTTTATCGGCACACTTCAAGCTGCATATACTGACTTTCATTATCTTCGACCTATTTGGAAGCGTAATACGGAGAAAGATGCGCTTATAGGAGTATCAATGACCGGTATTGCTAGCGGTAATGTTTTAGAACTAGATATGACGGCAGCATCATTGGTTGTTAAGAAAGAAAACAGAAGAATCGCAATGCAAGCTGGAATAAAACCTGCAGCTCGGACAACTTGTGTAAAACCAGCAGGAACAACCTCTTTGACTCTAGGTACCTCAAGCGGGATTCATGCTTGGCACAACGATTATTATATACGTAGAATTCGTGTGGGGAAAAACGAGGCGATATATGATTATTTGGTAAACAATATCCCAGAGTTAATTGAGGACGACAAATTCCGTCCACATGATACAGCAATAATAAGTATACCCCAGAAGGCACCTAAAGGGGCCATAACACGTCACGAGAGCGCTTTGGATATGCTTCGAAGGGTAAAGTCCGTTAGCGACACTTGGATCAAAGGAGGGCACACTAAGGGCCAAAACACACACAATGTTTCTGCGACGATAACAATAAAACCAAATGAATGGAAATCGGTTGGAGAGTGGATGTGGTTAAATAGAAAGTGCTACAATGGTTTATCAGTTTTACCCTTCTCAGATCACACGTATGTCCAAGCTCCATTTGAAGATTGTACTGAGGAAGAATACAATTCTTTGTCTCAATTGATGAAAAGAATAGATTTGGATCTAATTACAGAAGAACAAGATGAGACAAACTTGTCTGGAGAACTAGCATGTGCCGCTGGATCTTGTGAAATTTTTTAGGAGAAACAAATGAGAGAACGACTCGAATTAATCATTGAGGAGCTTAGAACTGCAATGGCCGATGTTGATAAGGTTGAGGCTGGGACCTATGGATACAAAGCCGCCGCTCCTCGAGCAAGAAAGGCAGCCCTTTCTGCGATCAAGGAATTGAAGGAACTGAGATCTGAAATTCAAGAAAAGAAAAATTCTCACAATTAATACTTGACAAATACCTTTTAATATGTTATAATATGTAATATACTAAAGGGTATTTTTTTATATTAATTATTGGAGGAATGATGTACCTTGAGCCACTTAATAGACACCTTCTCGTGCTCCCAAGCTTCGAGAAACAAGAGGAAACAAAGATAGTTCTCCCCGAGAGCTACAAGAAACCAGAATCACCATACATTATTTGTGATGTCCTCGGAATATCATCGGATTGTAAGATTGAGGTAGATATAGGCAACAGAATAGTCGTCGAAAGAAGTATGATACAAGAGTTAAAAGCAGCCGGGGAAACTAATTATCTAGTGTTAGAAAACTATGTGTATGGGAGACTAGAAAAATGAAGAAAGAACAATTAAAAGAAATGATCAAGCAGGTCATACTTGAGAACAGGAATAAAACTGTCCTTCTTGAGACACCTACTATAAGTGAGGATAAGGAGCCCAAATATGACAAACTTATGGGTATCCTACAAGGAGACTCAGATATTAGAACTGTCGGAATCATGTCAGGACAGAACCCCATGGCGACAGCACCAGATCCGCGACTTAACGTACTACTGGATAGAAAGTTAAAAATAAGACTAAATGAGCTAGGCTTGAAATCAATGGCGATAGGTGGCATATTCAGTGGTCTCACAGAGAAATCTAGAGTTATCCTAAATGTATCAGAAGATCAAATGGATCAATTGAATCGTGAATTCAAACAATGGGGTTTTGTGTTCGGTAGAAGAATTGCAATTAAGGAAGGTGAAAATTTTATGGCCTTCACAATGTATGAGGTCGATTACGATAACGACATGGGATATCGAAAGGATCCGGACTCTAAAGAAACTGGATTTGTTATCAAAGACAGGGATCTCAAAGGTGTTGATGATAATGTATCTTATGATCCAACCTCCGGAAAGAAATTCGGCTTAGAACTCTACGAAGAAGGTGAAGAATGAAATATGAGAGGACAATCTCTCTCTATTCAGATGATATAGGTAAAGTGCAATATATTGACCACATGGGCTCTGACCTCACAATTGTGAACAGTGCCCGTGTTTCATTTGGAGTGGAGAAACAAGAATTAGATGCTCGAGATAAAAAATTAGTTAACTATCTTGTTAAACACAAACACACTAGTACTTTTGAGCATAACGTGGTTACCTTCAAGTTTATTGTCCCTTTATTTGTACGCTCTCAGCACATGAGACACCGTACTTGGAGTTACAATGAGATCTCAAGAAGATACACAGACAAAGATTTATCGTTTTACTGTCCAGAAACATTTAGGACACAACATAAATCAAATAGACAATCGTCTAATCATGATGAAATAGATCCGGTTGTAATGCCGGACCCAGCATATCCCGGATTTAAGCTATGCGCGTCTAATGCTTTAAAGATCCACCACAATAATTGTTTAAATTTGTTTAATTCTTTGTTAGACCAAGGAGTGAGCAGAGAACAAGCAAGAATGACTCTACCTCAATCCATGTATACTGAGTATTATGGCACCGTAAATCTCAATAATTTATTGAAATTTATAGGACTCAGAACCCACGCAGGCGCACAAAAAGAAATACAGGATGTAGCAAACGCTTGCTTGGATATAACTAAAGATCTCTGGCCGGAGGCTGTTAATGCATTCATATCAGCGCGTATTTAAGAGAGGAGACTTAGTTCAGTTTAATCAATTTGGAGAGGACTTGTTCAATTATCTTGGAGCCTCCGTTGGTCTAATATCATCAGAACCAACGGTAATTTATGAATATGAGTTTGATGAAAAGATTGAATACATTGTATACGACTTAATAGTTGACGGACAACTATTTAAGCATATACCAGAAGAATTTTTAGACAGGATTGCCCGAACCGATGAAGAAATTACTGAAGAATTGGAATAACTTTTTAAAAGAAAACAAAGAAAAAGACACTATACTTGATAAGGTTCGAGATATATTCTTTGGAGCATACAATACTTGGGATGAAGAGTATAAAATGTTACAAGATGAAGAATTCTTAAGCTTATTTGGCGACTTAAAATCTACTGCAAAAGAAAAGTTTACAAAACCAGAAAAACTTGATAAAGTAATAGGTGGAGCAGCCATAGGCTTGTCTTTATATTGGTCATCAAACGCCGCACACGGTGCTGGTAGCGATGAAGCGGTTTCTTTTATTATTAATAGAAAATTTGATATTCTTGAATCTAGACTGTCTAAGTCCGAAAAAGAACAGTTAAAAACAGGATTAATGAAATCAGTAATCGACTCTGTATCTAAGGACCGTTCGAACCAGATGTACCCAACTACATTGGCCGTTAGTGTGGGAGTTATAAATGGTGTACAAGTAAATGATGCCTACATGACCACGAATGAGGCCATGAGAAAGTTTATAAGACCACTGTTGAAGTCAAAAGGTTACTATGTCGAATCAGACAAGGTACCTGCAGTGCCTCCAGAGAAAACAAAAAGAAAAGAATATGAACCCGAAATGTCCCTTGCTGATATGAAAGCAATGATGGACAAATTCGGCCGATGAGGTATTAGTGGAAGAATTAAATTTATATTATAGTGACTTAAACATTGGAAGGACATTAACTTGCTTACTGCATTCTTTTAAGACTGAGACTCCCTGTATATTAACACAACCATCTCCTCCATTTAAGTTTGATGAACACATATCACAATATGATTTCGCTTTCCTAGGTATCGAAGATTCAAACCCCCAACAGGCTTGGGATAGACTGTGTTTTTTGTTAAGTATGTCCGGACTACTGTTGTTCCCGAATAATGTAACAAACGCTCGTATGAACGATAAAATAGTCGAAGTGGTCACAAACAATAACCAGAAAATCATTATTGAGTGCGAGAATATTAATGTGTTTGATAACGATGAAACAGGTTGGTATTATGTATATGATTATTTTGATTGGCGGTCTGGTTCTATTCACACCTGTGATCACATCAATGATCACGATGATAATTTTATAAAAAAAATTATTTTTTATTCTTCCGAGCGAGATAGGGTCAACAATAATGTTAAGGATTTGGTTGGAGTCTCTTACCTAAGGGACGATGAACTTGAAGATCTTGAAGTGTCTCCGGTTTATTCGAGACTAAAAATGCTGCAAATGATTAAAAAAGCTGGTATAAAAGGTAGGACGACTGGATATAATTCAAGAGGTATCGCAACTCACACTTCACCCATAATAGAATTTAATAAAAGAATAACCAAACCAGATTTTAAGCCCACTATTTCACTGAAAGAAGTTTATGATATGCCTACACAACAAGGATACACATGGAAGTTACTAGAGAAGATAATACAAAGTACTTCCACTTAGCAGGAATAGTTCCGGTAGCGGGACAACCTTTGGATTTTGATCAGATATGGCCGGATTGTTTAACCCCAATCGCTCCTGACTTTAGCTTGGTAGAGGCCGCAGTCGCCGAGTGTGCTTGGGCTGGCTGTGATACAATCTGGATAATCTGTAATGATGATATAGGGCCTTTGATAAAAAAGAAAATCGGTGACTTTGTCGGTGATCCGGTGTGGTCTTACCGCAAATTCGATCCTCGACCTAACGATAGTAAACGTCAAATTCCTGTATATTACGTTCCAATACACCCAAAAGATCGAGATAAACGTGATTGTCTTGCTTGGAGTGTATTGCACGGTTCATTAACTGCTTTCAAAATATCAGACGAGCTATCAAGGTGGTTGATACCAAATAAATATTACGTTAGCTTCCCTTATGGTTATTTTCCCGCTTGGCAGCTTCGAGAGCATAGGAAAACAATTTCATCCTCTAAGAACGTGTATCTCACTTCCAACGGGAAGTCAATGAAGGATAATCTTTATTCTTCCTTCACGTTTGGAAAAGATGAATTTATAGAGTTTCGTAAAATAATACGTTCTGGGACAGGACGATGGAAGCCGGGAGTTGATTATAAAGAATACGAAGCATTGCCCATCGAAGAAAGGTGGTCTGCGAGGTTTTTTGAGCTTGAAAAAGTGTTTGCCCCGTTCAACACAGATGAAGCCCATGAGATAAAGGTAGATAATTACTGGAATATCAGCTCTTGGCAAGAATACAAGCTCTTCATGGCCGGTAATATCGACAATAACATAAAAAGACCAACAAAGACAATTCTTATAAATCAAAGATACAAACCAATTGCAGAAGCCTATTTAAAGGACGATGAGCAAGAAGAACCTTAGATTCAAAAGACTTTTAAGCAAGTACAGATCAGTATCTTCAGAGTTACAGTCTACATGCGAGATTGTTGACGAAATGCAAGAGTATTTTACTGAGTGCGTAAATGATTATTGCGATAGAAGCAATATAGACCTAGAGGATCTAAAGAAAGATAAGGAAGGAAGAATAGAACAACTGGTCGAGGCATCTAACACCACCGTTAAGGGTGTTGAGGAAAAAATTCAAGAACAGGAATATGACTCGAAAAGTTTATTCAGACAAATCGCTAAGAAGTTCCACCCAGATGCACTTGATCCCGAAGACCCTGATAAGGATGAAAAAGAAGAGATATTTAAAATAGCAATGAGAGCGATAGATGAATGTAATTGGGGTACCCTTTTTGATATAGCTGCAAAACATGATCTAGAATTTAAGGACTATGACTCAATCATCTCCTCACTAAAATTAGATATAGAAAGAGAAGAGGCGATCTTGAAAAAGAAGCAAAATACTTGGTCTTGGTTACTATTTAATTGCGAAGACGATCAGGCTTGCAAAGACCAAACGGTACTTGGTTTTCTTAAACAGGTATATTCTTACGAAAATACTTGACAAGATATTCTTGATAGGTTATAATATATAAAAGAGGTGAGTATGTTAGAGAATATTAATTTTATACTTTGGGTTGCTATTGTAATGGGGCTTGTTCTCACTTCATATGCAGCATCCACCAAGCAACTCGTAGAGGATACCAAACAGGAGTTCGGGCTATATCCATCGCATCAACTATGGAACGACAAAGAGAGTCAAGAAGATATTAAAAGATATTATGGGATAGATACAGGATTCGAATGATCGAGAGCAGGAGTAGACCACAAGGTAGGCGAGAGCCTTAAAATCTTATTATGGGCTCGCAATGGCTTCGACGGGCTAGAATCAAGGGGAGAGTGCATGCAGGCGTGAATCAGCCTTAATCGTTCAAATTTTTATAAACGCAAACAATAATTTGTTTTTCGACGAAGTCGCTTTAGCGGCTTAATCGGGTGGTCGCCCTGAACCATCTATCCAAGACGGGCAAAAACAACAGGATAGTTGCAAAAATCACAACTCTTTCGGCCACGGACTATAGAGTATAACATGCAGTGGATACCTCGCTAGGAGGGAAATAACTAGACAAGCATGTGAATGACTCAAACTAAGACTAGCGCGGACAGGGGTTCGATTCCCCTCGAGTCCACCAATTTAATCAAAACAAAGGAAGAATGATGATAAAAAAAATATCAATAGGGCTAGCTGCTCTTGTGTTGTCCAGTATACCAGCCACTGCTGGGCCGTGGCAATCACCAACACAAACAAAGCAGTCCTCGAAAGAACCGCCGACACTTGAGTGGAGCCACCGAAAAGGATTGCGCTTTGGATATAGTTATATAAACAAAGGAACAGATAGCGGAAAACTAAAAAACCCTAGTATGTTCACGATGGGCTTTGAAGCTCAACAGACCATGGAAGGTGGCGATTGGCTTGATCTCCTATTCATCCAGAACATTACCGTTGGTGGATTGGAGCAAAGTCTTTTAATACCTTCTGTGAATGGGCTGGTAGGATTTGAAATTAACAAAAGACTACAACTTGGTGTTGGAGCCAATGCTACTTTAGCAGACCCATCTAATCAAGGGAACTATCTTCACTTAGTAACAGCCGCTGGCTGGACACAGCCGGCAGGAGTATTCAGTGTGCCCGTGCATGTGGTTTTCATACCGGATGTAAACGACTATTGGAGGCTGGCTGCTACCACTGGTATAAATTGGTAGAAAATAAAAAACTTTTATAGTTTAAACCCGACATATCATTGTCGGGTTATTTTTTTATATACGTTCGGAATCCACGAGACCTAATTAAAGCATGGCCAACATTTTATTTATTGACGATTCACCTGAGAGATATAACGTAGCGTTCAGTATATTACAGGCAACACAAGATAACATGAATATCTATTTGTCCTCTAATGTACGAAGTACCATCCGCTTAATGTGTGATGTTGAATTTGATTTGGTCGTTTTAGATGTATTCATTCCGATTGGCGAAGGAGCAGAGGACACTCTTGGAAATCGAGCGAAGATGTACGAAGGCGAATACCAGCACCTCGGGGGACTAGAGTTAATCGATTTCCTTAATAAAATGGAAGATAAACCAAAGGTACTAATGCACACAGCATGTTTTGATTATGACATCATATCAATGTTCTCAGAAGTAGTGGATGATAGAATCCCAAAACCAGCATCGATCGATGTATTTATAAAAGCCGTTATTGGAGCCTTAAATTTGTAAATAAACTAATTAAAAAATACAAATGGGGGTATAGCTCAGTTGGGAGAGCGTCTGCCTTGCACGCAGAAGGTCGTGAGTTCGATCCTCGCTACCTCCACCATTTCAAGACTTCTTTTTAGGGGTCTTTTTTTGTATAAAAAAACCATAGTTTAATAAACCAGTATATACCTGATATTCCGTTTTGTACCCTGTTTTTCGACACTTTTTATGATTCTAGAATACTAGTTATTGATAAATTCTTGGAGGAAAACACAATGAGTCTTTTGACTACTAACACAATCGCTTCAGCTAATACGCCAGAAGCATTTGTTGTCGGTGCAACACCAACAACGCAAGCAGGGTTCGAAAAACAGCCCGGCCAAACTGGTATATTTGTTTTTGCAAGAGATAGATATAAAATATACTTTAAAAATGCCGCCGGCCAATGGGTGCAACATGCTGATATCACACAAGTTCCTGTTGTAAATAAAGGCTTAACTTATCCATGGGGAGATTATACAGCAGTTTGTTTTGCCGCAATTAATCCTAAGTTGCAAATACATGTTCATGTAAAAACCAACAACATTTTAGTGGACAATACACCAAATGATCCAAATGATGATGATTTTACTCTGTACAGCCAATCTGGTGCGACTTCGTTTCAATCTGATGCATACGATCTCCCTGATGTTGATGGTACTGACGGTCAAATTTTGAAAACTGACGGAGCAGGAAACATTACATGGGAAGACCATGTTCTTGATGGAGCACCCAATGCAGCAAGGGACGGCTTTATGCGGCTTCTATATTCCACAGGTCAGAATTCACCCAACAAGTGGGTTTGGTTAAAGCCAAGGGTGGTGCCCACTCTGGGAACAGCAGGCCAAGTTCTCACAGCAGATGGTACCGCAGGTTCTGGAGGTTATTCATGGGAAGATCCCTCGACCGACCAATTAATTCCGGAAATAACCAACACAAGTCGTATTCAAGTACTAGCATCTAACGTCCCTCAGACTGGCGAATATGATTGGTATTCAATCGATCCCGGAGTACCAGCCGGCGGTACTGACGGTCAAATTTTAACAAAAAACGGCGCCAATGACTGGTCATACTCTTGGGAAGATGCGGCCGTTGGTCCTCAAGGCCCTCAAGGTGCTACCGGTGCTCAAGGTGCTACCGGTGCTCAAGGTGCTACCGGTGCTCAAGGTGCTACCGGTGCTCAAGGTGATGCTGGTGCTACCGGTGCTCAAGGTGATGCTGGTGCTACCGGTGCTACCGGTGCTCAAGGACCCCAAGGGCCTCAAGGCGCAACTGGTGCTGCAGGCTCCAATGCGGACATAAAAGTCCTCAAAGCAACGCTGACGGGTGGTGATCTTGCTTTTAACAATAACAATATTTATAACAAACTCCCCTTGTCCACAACTGTGATGAGTAATTTTAACACATCACCTTTGGACACAAGTACGCATGAATTCATCACACCAGAAGACGGATATTACGAAATCAGCACTAGTGTAATGGTGAGGGTACAACAACCTTTAGCCGACGAAAGGTATGAATTGGTGATTACCTCTGATGTCTCAACACCGGAAACGTCAGACTTGGATGGGATCCATAAACTAGCACAGGGCTATCTTAAAAGTAAACAATCCGAGGGTTTCAGTTCAAAGATTTTACAGACTAGTACTATAGCCCATCTCACCGCCGGTGTCAAAGTGGGTGTTTATGTCCTACGCGACGGCCATGTCAATCCCCCTATGCATGGTCGGTTGAGGGTTTTAACAAGAAACGCTTCGACCAACTTAATAATTAAAAAACTATAAATCATAAAAAGGAAAAAACAATATGACTATACTAAACAAAGATGCAATGAAGGTAACTGCCGACCTTACTGACGCATTTGGTGCTTCTGTACCGACAACCGAGGCAGGATTAGAGAAGCAAGCAAACCAGACTGGTATCTTCATATTCTCAAAAACAAATTATGATCTGTATCTTAAGAACGCCGCAGGTGCTTGGGTCAAATACGGAACCATCTCTGGTGCTCGTGAAAGCATAACAGTTCCTTGGGGCGAGAACACAGCGGCATTCTTTAAATGCGCAGATGCTACTGCAACAATGCACGTACATAGAAAAACAGGAGCGATCCTTTACGACTCAACTCCAGAAAACGATAATGATGATCAAAATGCCCTTCTTGTGGATGCTACCACATTGGCTCAGGCTGCATCAAATTATACCTTCCCAGCAGCCGACGGAACAGCCGATCAAGTGTTAACAACTGATGGTGCTGGAACTGTTACTTGGGCTGACGGATCTGCCGATTGCGCGGCATCAAGTTTTACATTTGATGGACACATTATCCCCGATACCAATGAAGCCTATGACCTTGGATCTGCTGATAAAAAAGTCCGTCATCTGTTCTTATCAGATAATTCAATCAAATTTGAATCCGGTGATCTTGGCGTCGATGGTGGCGATTTGACTTGGAAAGGTGCAGCTCTCGGCGGCGGCGGCGGTTTTGCTGGTATTGAAAACGCATCCAACGACATGGTCCTTACAATGGAAGATAACGGGAAAACCATCTTCGTTCCTCCTATCGCTAGTGACACGATGATTTCTTTACCCGCCGCACCTTCCGCAGACTACAAAATATCTGTCGTTTGGCTTCGCTACAGCGGATCCCACTACTTTAGTGTTCGAACAGGCCACAAAGATGAAAGAATGTACGGGATCATACAGAGACTCCAACGTGGTGATACTGGTTACGCTTCGAATGGTCTTGATATGAGCCCACAGAGTTATGCTGGTGCAGATGGGAATACCTTCCACGGGGCCCCATCGCAGCATAACAAGAATCGTATTTCGGTTATTCGTGCTGGAATGAGTTCTAAAATGGATCTCTACTGGAATGGAACCTACTGGATTCTTACGGGAATAATGGTCTCCGGAGCCACCGAAACTCACACGCAATTTCATTATGATAATTTCTAAATCATTAAATAGCTAAAATATAAAAGCCTCCTTCGGGAGGTTTTTTTATTATAAAAATTTTTTCACTCAATTATTCAGGGTGTACCTGAGTGCGTCTGTATTAGCCATTGAATTGTTGTTCTTTGGAAATTGCTAATACTATTTATGATACAATTTCTTGAAGGAAAAAACAATATGACTATACTAAATAAAGATGCAATGCTGGTTTCTGCCGCCATGACTGACGCATTTGGCGCTGACGCACCATCAACTGAGGCAGGACTGGAGAAAGAAGCAGGCCAAACTGGTATCTTCATATTCTCAAAAGCCGATTATGACTTGTATCTTAAGAACGCCGCTGGCGCTTGGGTCAAATACGGAACCATCTCTGGTGCTCGTGAAACCCTTACGGTTCCTTGGGGTGATAATACCGCAGTATTCTTTAAATGCGCAGATGCTACTGCAACAATGCACGTACACAGAAAAGAAGGTAACATCCTTTATGATTCAACTCCAGAGAACGATAGTGATGATCAAAATACCCTTCTTACAAACGCTGGATCTGCTGCTCAAGCAGCGCAAAACTATACCTTCCCAGCAGCCGACGGAGCAGCCGATCAAGTGTTAACAACTGATGGTTCTGGAACTGTTACTTGGGCTGACGGAGCCACAGGCGGCGGCGCTGGCGGTTTTGCTGGTATTCTGGATGCAACAGATACTCTACAACTAACTGAGGCTGATAATGGTCGAGTTATTATGGTTCCTCTTCTTACAGGTGATATAATGATGAGCTTGCCTCCGGCTCCTTCTTCGCATTTTAAGATATCTCTTGTATGGCTGAAAATCGATGCGGCAAATATTTGCTCGATCAGAACAGCCGATAAAGATGAGAGATTATTTGGGTTAATACAAAGAATTTCAGTGGGAGGTGGAGCCTCGACTGGGTATGATAATAGTCCTACAAGTTATCTTGGGGCTGCACCCAATTGCTTTTATGGCGAAAGCGGTCAGGAAAATGCTAATCGTGTTTCCTTCCGACAGGCAGGAATGGGCTCACAGGTAGATCTTTACTGGAATGGACTCTATTGGTTCACCAAGGGAACAATGTGCTCAAATGAAGGTGAGGGTGCTGAGGCTAAAATACAATTTTATCTTGATGTTTTCTAAATCATTAAATAGCTAAAATATAAAAGCCTCCTTCGGGAGGTTTTTTTATTTGACAAGCACAGTAAAGCGTGTTATATTATATAATATCAATCATTGGAGGAAAAATGAAATATTTAAATAACAAATGGTTTTCGTTCTTTTGTATGTGCGTGAACTTTTACTTTGCAGGTCAAGCATTGATTGCTGCAAGTTGGGGATTGTTTTCTGTATGTAGTATCTTTACGGTACTGTGTGGATATAACTTCTGGATCCAAACGGGGGAAGAATGAGATACTTTTTAATGGGATTTATTCTGAGCTGCACAGAAGTGTCGATCTCAAAGGTGCCCAGTCCAGTCAACGATACACAAGGTGTTATACCGACAGACACCTCACCTCCCTCTCAGCCGTCCTCAGAGCCCTCTTCTGAGCCCCCTGAAGGCATCGGAGGGTATATACACTATCACTTGCGACAAGTGGCTTGTTTGGCCTGTATGGGCGAGACAAATGAGATTACGGTTGAATTCAAAGCAAGGTTTCATGAAAAGATATCTGATACATACACTAGACATGTGCCTCCACAAGGACAATGCGTGCAGAGTATAAATCAGATAGTCCCACAAGTTACTTTAATTGATATGGGAGCCCAAATCAAAGCTAGTGCAAACGGATCATTTCTATATGCTAATAAAAATGCCCAAGGAGACTATTATGCATCTTGGTACACAGACTCTTTTTATATAAGAGACACTGTCCACTTGTTGTCTCGAGAAGATAATTATGAATTCTCTCAATTTACCTCTTTTCATGGTTTTGATTCCATAGAGCCATACGAACTGAGGTTTGTTGACCCAGCATATGCTTTCGCAGCGCCGATTTACAGAACTGGTTCAACATTTTGGTGGGCACCGTATGGATCAAACAGTACTTTTACTGTGATGTTAGCTATATACACACCAGACGGAGCCTCTCTGCTGGGTTACGTCGCCTGCTCTGGCGGAGACACAGGGATGATGACTATTCCCGGACAATACCTAGCTAGTTATCCTTCTTGGGCGCTTGTAGCAGTCCATTTGACTCGACATAAAATAGAAAATGTCTTGTGGGAAGAGCAAAACACCTATATCGAAACCCACATGGAATGGGAAGTGATCGGAACTGGTCACATAGAATAAAATTGGAGAAAAAATGAACAAAAAAATTCTAGAATATGTATGGTTGGATGGCTACAAAACATCTAATCTTCGAAGTAAAATAAAAGTTATAAATCACAATAGTGGTGATGAATTAACTTTGTCTGATGTCCCTGAGTGGAACTACGACGGCTCTAGCACAAAACAAGCGCCCGGAAGCAGTTCTGAATGTGTCCTAAGACCAATAAGACTGTACAAAAATGAATCTGATAAAACAAAACATATGGTCTTATGTGAAGTTTTCAATCCAGACGGCACTCCTCACGAGTCAAACCAAAGAGCCGACCTGAGAGATACTCTCACTAACGGAGCAGATTTAAAATTCTGGTGGGGTTTCGAGCAGGAGTACTTTATTACAAAAGGCTATAGTCCACTAGGTTTCCCAAACGGTGGGTATCCAAAACCACAGGGTCTATATTATTGCGGCGTTGGAGGAAATCAAGTAGTAGGTCGAGAAATGGTCAATGATCACATGATCGATTGTTTATGTTATGGAATCGATATTACTGGAACAAACGCAGAAGTTGCCGTGGGGCAGTGGGAGTATCAATGTTTCAACGAGGACACTCTTAAAGCTTGTGATGACCTGTGGATCAGCAGATACCTTCTATATAAAAAAGCAGAATCCTTCGGTTGGGATATAGATATAACACCAAAACCAGTTACTGGTGATTGGAATGGCTCCGGCTGCCATACGAACTTTAGTACTGAGGAAATGAGAACCACTGGTGGCTTTGAGTATATAAAAGAACTGATGTCCAGATTTTTGAAAAACCATGACAGCCATATCAAGGGCTATGGAGAGGACAATGATCGTAGATTAACTGGAGACCACGAAACTCAACATATCGGTACTTTCTCTTGGGGCGTTGGAGACAGAGGAGCCTCGATTCGGGTTCCCACAGCAATGGAAGAAAATAATTGGGTTGGTTATATCGAGGACAGAAGACCTGCAAGCAATTGTGATCCTTATAAAGTAGCTAATTTGATCGTAAGCACCACATCCGAGACATAACATGCCTAAAAAACAAAAGGACATACTTGTAAAAGACAAGCAAAGAATTGGAAGACCAAAAAGATATAAGGTTGTTTTGTATAATGATGATTATACTCCGATGAACTTGGTCACTTCTATATTAATGGAAGTATTTAATAAAGGAAACCAAGAAGCGTATTCCATAATGATGAGTGTTCACAAGAGAGGCCGAGGAGTTGCAGGTGTGTATTCAAGGCAGATTGCAGATACTAAAATATCTGTCGCAAAAAATATCGCTAGAGAAAATGGCTCACCTCTTCACTGTGAAGCAGAACCAGAGTAGACTCGGGGATATCTTGTGATGTCCTCAATGTACCCAATCGATTATGAAGTAGGGGATTTAGTTATTGTTCTGCATCAAATCGATTGGGTTGAGTTTACTGTATATTCTGCTGAACTCGCCTTTGTTGTTGAGGTATATAGAGACGAGAAGCATTTTATAGATGTATACGACATGAAAATAAGGACTCTCGCTGGCGGTGAGCTTGGTGTTTGGTTTGCGGAAGTAAGAAAATTGGTGTTTGAAGATTATGAGTAAAAAAGATTTTGAACGCCGATTACGCCATATGCCCATGCATGTTAGGGAATTATATAATGAATATAAACATATCTTCTCGGAGGACTTGATTTCTCTTTGGTGGTTCCCCGGTTGGACGCACATAGTTGAGAGTTTATTAAGAAAATTAGAGAGAGATGAAAAGGTAGAAATAGTTAGAATAAAATCTCATTATTCTTACCTTTATATTCATTATTATAGCTCAAATGATAAGTATAAGAGACTACTGCAGTCGGTAAACTACTGTTGTTCGATATCCTGTAGGCTTTGCGGTACCCTAATTAAATTAGGTGACCATTATTGTGAACAATGCAGATAAAAATAGCAAGACATTTGAAGTTGGGGATTTGGTAGTGTTTAGCGGGGTCTCTCAGAGTTCAATTAGGAACCAAATAGGTATCGTTATTGGTGACTCAGTCTCTGGAGTAACAGACGAGTTCCTAAGGGAAGACGAATGGTACGTGGTCCAATTCGGTCCCATGAAATTAATAGTTAACGATACCATGATTGAAAAACTAGAAACAACAAATAACAATGCAGGAGTTTAAAGTTGGCGATCTTGTAAAGAGTTCTGATAGTTTTGATAAACAACGCCAATTAGGCATGATTGTATCAGTTAATGAGAAAGTCCATTTAAAATCAACAGGTACTGCTGCAATAGTAACCGTTTACTGGTTTCAGATTCAAGAGTCCGACTGGGAATATACTTTCTTTCTCGAAAAACTTGACAACTAATTGTTTTCGTGTTACATTATAAGTAACGTTGGAGGACAAATGAATATTTTTAAAAAGACAGACTCACTGTCGTTAATGAAGGAAATAAAAAACAACACTGTGGACTTGGTATTAACTGACCCGCCTTACATCATAAGCAAACCGTCAGGTTTCAAAAGCGTGGTAACTGGAGAGCAGCGTTTTGCTGTGTCGACGGATCATGGAGAATGGGATAAAGAGGAAAATTTTTCTCTGGAAGATTTGCGAGATTCCGTTTTTGAGTATTATCGCGTTCTTAAGAAGCATGGTACAATGATTACCTTTTGTGACCTGTGGAAGATTAGTGATATAAAGCGTATAATGGAATTAGCAGGGTTCAAGCAAATTCGATTGATCGAATGGATCAAAACAAACCCTGTCCCTTTAAATTCCAGTAGAAACTACCTCAGCAACGCTAGGGAAGTCGCTCTCCTAGGCGTAAAGGTCAGCAAACCCACGTTTCACTCGCAATACGATAATGGTGTATATCGTTATCCTATCTGCCACGAAAAAGGGAGATTTCACCCGACACAAAAACCCCTTGCTTTTATGGAAGCATTGATAAAGAAACATAGCAACCCGGGAGACGTGGTTTTGGACAGCTTCGCCGGCTCAGCAGCAACGCTGCTCGCCGCCAAAAATTTGCACCGTGGGTACATCGGATGCGAGCTAGACGAGGAATTCTTCAAAAAAGCAGAGATAAGATTAAATAAGGAGTTACAATGAGTGGTATACAATTTACAGAAGACGAAAAATCCGAAATCAACTTTGGTGGATTTATAGCAGTATTGCCCTATCTTTTACTGATCCCCTTCGGTTTGTTGCACGGTATAGTGGAGAATGACCTTGTTTGTGTATTCGGCGGTGAATGGAGGGAGCCATTGCGTGATCGAGTTGGTTGGTATTGTGATCCTGTGCCGGAATGGTTCGCCATACCCCTCGCTCTAACATTTGTTGCTTCATGGCTGATTATTTGGCCAATTCACGCAAAGTATTCCGCAAAATCCTCCGAATTTTGGAAACTATAGAACTATTTAGTAGTAAATATTGGAGGGGTTATGAATGGAGACTTTAATTGAAGGTTTGGCCCAATACGGGCCGCTTGGTCTTTGGACTGCATCTTTGCTTTGGATGAATTTTCAACAAAGACAAGAAAATAAAGAAGATGAAGAGAGGGCGGCCAAAACTCACCAATATCACCAAGAACAAATCGTGGAAAACCTCCGAGAACAGAAGCATATGTTGGAAAAGGCAATTGAAAAGATCGATGCTGGCTTGACGGCAATGCGAGAAAAATACGCCGAAGATAGAATTTTAAGGATGAAAAACGACCAATAAGCCCCTAATTACTTATAGAGGACCAAGACTATGATTTTATTAGGAGCGCTATTGGCCTGTGAGCCAGAAGTTAGAACAGTATACAGAACAACCACTGAGTATGTAACAGAAACTGAGTATGTAACAGAGACAGAAACTATCGTCGAAACGGAAACGATCACCGAGACAGAAGAAATATGTGGAACCATTGAGGGAAAACAACCTTGTGACTTTATCGTGATTGACCAAGACGGCAACGAAATAAACTTTCATAGCCTTATCGGCAAGCCGGTCATTTTGGATCTAAGCACAATGTGGTGCTATCCTTGCAACCAAGCCGCAATCGACGTACAGATCACCCAAGATGCTTATCCGGAGATCACTTATCTAACAATCCTTATTGAAAACGATTTGGGCGTTGCTCCCGAATCTACGGACTTAAAAGATTGGACCGTCGAGCACGGCATAACAACCGCGCCGGTTTGGGGTGGATCTCGTGATGTGGTAACAAGCGACCCGACGGATAGCGACGAGTTTTATTTGCGAAGTTGGCCAACATTTTATTTTCTTGATGAAGAATTGAGGATTGTAGGATATCAGAGGGGACACGATCAGGTAGCCATCGAAAATTGGGCAGAAGATTTGATAAATCAACAATAAAACGCTTTAAGTGTACTATTTATTGTTGAGGTTATCTCTGAACAATGAAACAACTATTTGAAAACTGGAAAAGATTCTTAAACGAAGTCAAGCATCTTGTATGCCCACCCGCCACACAAGATCTTGAACTCAATACAAAAAATCGTAATGCCGCCATAAAGGCCGAGCACATCCAATACGGTCCAATGAACCTATCGGACAAACAATATTGGATAAAAGCAGCGAAACATTGGAATACAACACCAGATGTCGCTATAAAATCAAAGTGCTCTAATTGCGCTGCGTTCGATGTATCGCCAAGAATGAAAGAGTGTATGCCCGGATCCATTCAGGAAGACGGACAACTCGGCTATTGTTGGATGCATAAATTCAAATGTCATTCGGCTAGAACCTGTTATACATGGGCTGCCGGCGGACCTATCTCGAAAGACAACATTTCTGCTGATTGGCAGAAGGAGAAGGAATAGTGAGAAAAGAAATATTGCACAAACTTATCAAGGAAGTATATGAAGAACTAATGCTCGATGAAGAAGGCAAGAAAGACGCTTGCTATCACAAAGTAAAATCGCGCTACAAAGTGTGGCCATCGGCCTATGCTTCTGGTGCTCTTGTTAAGTGCCGTAAGGTTGGCGCAAAGAACTGGGGCAACTCAAAGAAAGAGGGCTTATATGAAGAAGAATCCGACATAAAACCCGAGAAACTCGAACAAATATTGAAAGACGAAGGCGGAGCCTCTGGGCTTGATCCGTTTATGAAAGCATATCCCGATGCTTCCAAGAAGGACGTTGTTAGCGTATTAAATAAGATGCCTAACGTCGCTCAACATGAAAATGGCGATTATATTCTTGATGACGACAAAGATGTTGATATTCAAGAAAAAAAACAAGGAAGCAAAGAATCCTCGCTTCGTGACTGGTTCGGTCGCAAAGGGGAGAAGGGTTCCAAAGGCGGATGGGTTGATTGCAATGCTCCTGATGGAAAAGGCGGATATAAGCAGTGCGCCCAAGGAGATAGAAAAAAATATCCCGCATGCCGCCCAACGGCGTCTGCTTGCAAAGAAAAAGGAAGAGGATCAAGTTGGGGCAAGAAAAGCGCAAAGAAAAACGAAGGTTTTTTATATGAAGGGGATGATTCGATCCTTGAAGAATTCAAAGGAGCTGCTCTTGAAGAAGGCGACCTTGTGTGTGAAGGTTGTTTATTCGAAATGCTTCAAGAAGCATCCTGTGGATGCCCAGACTTGGTTGGTGAAGCAGAATACCAAGGAAGAAAAGTAACGCTTAATAAGCCTACTCGAGGTGATGTGAAGAAGTTTAAGGTCTATGTAAAGGATCCAAAGACCGGAAACATTAAGAAAGTAAACTTCGGCCATGGAGGAACATCAGCTAAATCTAAGGGCGAAAAAACAATGAAGATCCGCAAAAATAACCCGAAAGCACGCAAATCATTCCGTGCTCGTCATAACTGTGATAACCCGGGTCCAAAAACCAAGGCACGCTATTGGTCATGCAAAAAGTGGTAGATAAAACTTGACAACTATTCTCTGATCGGTTATATTATAAATAACATTGGAGGACAAATGAACATATTTGCAATTGAACAAACGCCATCCGGCGACATCGACTGGGTTAAATCAGCCCAATCACAAGACAATTACCGCGTAGTCAAGATGATACTGGAATCCGTCCAGATGCTATGCACCGCGATCAACGACCAGCACGGAGAGCAGGTCACACCTTATCGTAATGCTCACCTTAACCACCCATCAACTAAGTGGGTACGTGAGTCATCAGCCAACTTCGAGCGGCTCGTAGAGCACACGTTAGCAATGCTTGATGAATATACAGAACGCTTCGGCAAGATCCATAAGTGCGCTGGCGTACTAGAGAAGGTCTTGGATCTTTACGACCCCGATAGGTTTGGTTGTCATGTCGACACACCCTTGCCGATGTGTATGCCCGATGAATTCAAAGGTGACTCCATCGTTGAGTCATACCGCAAATTCTATGCTAGCAAGCCTCGTATGCGTTATCCAACAGAGAAGATCCCTGTTTGGTTTAACCAATACCGAGAGTTACCATTTCAAGAAATTTAATAAAAAAAACTTGACAACTAAACAATAACACATTATATTATAAATACAACACAACCATGGAGGACACATGTTGGAATTACTAAAAAATATTGAAAACACAAAAACAAGCGATCAGTTAAGAAGTGAAATAAGAGGTTTTATTTCTAATAAAATAGGGCCCTTAACAAAAGAAGAAGAAACCAAACAATGGTTTTTAAGAGAAGAGTCTCTAGAGGTTATTTATACTATCAAGCCACATCTTCACGGTACAATAACTGAAGATATGGAATCTGGTAATTATATAAAAAATGATCGTTTATTTGAAATATATCTGTCTGATGTGTGGGAAAAACAACCAGCAGTTGGTAGCCATCCAAAAAAATATAATTTGGTTAACATTTATAATGCTTTAGAGAACGCTGTTTCTACAAACAAAACCACAGAAGCAATAAGAGCCTTAAAAGAAAAATATTCCCAACTTAAAGACGAGAAAGATAATAAAATTTACATCGCCACTTTAGATGGATACTCGGGGCAAGTAATCGGAACCTATCGTAGCAAGCAAATAGCAGAGGTAGATATAGGTTTTTTACGCGAAGATACAGTACCCTTCACTGAAGAAGAGTTCGAAGGCGTTGGTCCTGAAAATTTAATCAGTTGCTATTGGTCTGACGATGGACCAATTAGCATATGGGAAGCATCTATTATAGATGAAATAATAATAAGATAATTAAATTATAAAAAACTTAACATTTCCCCCTTGACAAATGTCTTGGGGTGTGTTATATTATAAACATAATAAACAACACATAAGATCATGGAGGACACATGAACAAAATTGACTTTGTTGGGCTGCACGCTCATTCTGGGGTTGGATCCCCTTTCGATGGATTTGGATATCCACAAGACCACATGGACTACGCTTTCGAGAATGGAAGTAGAGCCCTTGCATTAACAGATCATGGTAACATGAATGGTCTGGCTTACCAAGTACTTCACGCTAAACGCATGAAAAAAGCAGGAAAAGACTTTAAACCCATCTTTGGGGTTGAAGCATACTTTATCGAGTCTGTCGCTGACTGGAAGATCAAACTCGAAGAACATCGCGCAGACAAAGTTAAGTCTAAAAACATCGACAACGCTCGCTCCGGAACAACCGTTGAGAACGAAGCAGAGTCTAAGTCTGCCTCTAAATCAGAACTAAATCGCAAGAGGCACATTGTTCTACTTGCTATGAACCAGACTGGCTTGAACAACATCTTTAAGTTGGTATCGGCTTCTTATCACGGCGACAACTTCTATCGGAAGCCGCGTATTGACTTTGATTTGCTACAGAAGCATAATGAGGGTATCATCGCCGCATCCGCATGTCTTGGTGGTATTTATGCCGGTTGTTACTGGGAAAACCGCGAAGAAGGTTCCGAGTCTGTGCTGGAGTGTATGAGAGATATGACTCGCAATATGCTGGGCATCTTTGGTGATCGATGGTATGGTGAGTTACAATGGAATGCAATTCCAGAACAACATGAATTAAACAACTATGTTATCCAGATGCACAAAGAATTCGGTATCCCTTTGATATCAACTTGTGATTCTCATTACCCAACCCCTGACGCTTGGAATGATAGAGAACTATATAAGAAAATAGGCTGGCTCGGTAAAGGTAAGCCAGAGTGGATGTCTGATGAACTACCTGATAGTGTTGATGAGATCGGTTACGAATTGTACCCAAAGAACGGCGAACAAATGTGGGCCGATTATAAAAGGTATTGTGTTGATTTACCTTCCAACATTCAGTATGATGATGATATTGTCCGTCAATCTTTGTTGGAGACGGTCCACATTGCTTTTGAAAGGGTTGAGGACTTTCTCCCTGATAACACTGTGCGTTTGCCTGATTTTGTCGTACCTGCTGGCCATCACCCTGCAGAATACTTGGCTCAATTATCCTTCGAGGGCTTATTTAAAGTTTTGGCATCGAATTCTATCGAACGAGGGTCGACCAATTGGGTGGAATACACGTCACGCCTCAAGCATGAATTGGAAGTCATATCAGACCGAGGATTCTCAAAATATTTCTTGACTATGAAGTCAATTGTGGATAAAACAAATGAAGTACAACTCGCCGGACCCGGAAGAGGATCAGCAGCAGGCTCGCTGGTCGCTTATGCACTGGGCATTACACAAGTGGATCCTATTAAGTATGGCCTCCTTTTTTCTCGTTTCCTCAGAGCGGACGCCACGGATTATCCTGATATTGATTACGATGTGTCTGATCCTATGGTACTCAAAGAAATACTTATTGACGAATGGGGCTCCAATACTGTAGTTCCAATCTCTAACTTCAATACATTACAATTGAAGTCTTTGATTAAAGATATCTCAAAGTTCTATGATATCCCATTCACCGAAGTTAACAAGGTTACAAACACTATGCTTAAGGAAGCAACTCCTCTAGCTAAGAAGAAGCACGGTATTCGTGCTGGTGTTTACGCTCCTACCTTTGAAGAGGTCTGTGAGTTTTCTGAGACTCTACAAAAGTTCTTTATGCAACACCCAAAAGTGAAGTCTCACGTAGAAGGTCTTATGGGGCAAGTACGCTCTACATCTCGTCATGCCGGCGGTGTGGTAATTGGAGCAGATCTAGATAAGTATATGCCTCTTATTGCCTCCAAAGGCGTAAGACAGACTCCTTGGTCTGAAGGACAGAACGTTCGGCAACTCGAGCCAATGGGTTTCATTAAGTTCGATATTCTCGGTCTTGCGACTCTTCGTATGATGGAGGAAGCTATCGAGCGAATTCTTCAAAATCATCATGGCGTTGAGAATCCAACGTTTGAAGATATCAAGAAGTATTATGATGAAAATCTTCATCCGGATGTAATTAATTTGGATGATCAAGAAGTTTATAAGAATATATTCCAATCCGGCAAATGGATGGGTATCTTCCAATTCACGGAGAAAGGTGCGCAGAATCTTGCAAAGAGGGCGCAACCGAAGTCGATTATTGATATCTCTGCGATTACTTCTATTTATCGTCCCGGCCCTTTGTCTGCTGGTGTGGACAAATCGTATGTTAAGGCTGTTAGAGACCCTCTGAGTATAAAGTATGAAAACGAAATCGTCGAAGAACTCACAAGAGAAACAAGAGGATTCCTTATATTTCAAGAGCAGATCGCTCTTCTTGCGAACCGGCTTGGCAAAGGGATTAGCCTTGATGATGCTAATTTATTACGCAAACTGTTAACAAAGAAAGGTCTCGATGCTTCAAAGCAAGCAAAGAAAGAAGAGATTATGACCAAGTTTGTCGCTGGTTGTATCGAGAAGAAGATATCTCGAGACACAGCAATGGATATGTGGCAGAAGTTTGAATACTTCTCTGGCTATGGTTTTAACAAGTCTCACGCTGTTGCCTACTCAATCATATCTTATCAGACCGCTTGGTTGGCTACATACTACAATGCTGAATGGGCTTGTGCGTTCTTGGACAAAGAACCGGAGTCTCGTAAAGAAGCAGCAATTAATATCGCTAAGTCTTGGGGATATAACATCAAGCCCCTAAATATCAACACATCTGGCCGTAAATGGTCTGCTATTGAAGGCAGCACCCTCGTTGCCCCTCTAACAACAATCAAAGGTCTTGGCGATGCAGCCATTGATGAGATCCTCGAGAAGCGTCCATTTACGTCCGTAGAGCATCTTCTGTTTGACGGTGGGGTGGTAGCAAGGAAACTTAACAAGAAGTCCTTAGATGCCCTTTGTAGAGCCTCTGCAATGAATGATTTGATTGATGATAGGTTCTATGGGGACAAACATTTCTGGTCTGCTGTTGTTGTTGATAAACCAAAGAACAAAAAGAAGCTAAACGAGAATGTTGAGACATACAAGCAAGAAGGTTCTTTCTCTACAGCAGAGAGAATCCAGAACACCCAGACTCTTACCGGCATCTATCCGATAAGTATGGTAATTACTGAACGTGCTGAGAAGATCATTGAACAGTGGTGCTTGCCGCCAATATCCGAATATGATGCTGACCTTGGCGCCTCTTGGTGTATTCCAACCAGAATTACAACTAAAAAATCAAAGAACGGTAAGTGGTTTCACACAATTGATGTAATTGATTCAAACTCTGTATCAACTAAGATTCGCTGCTGGGGCATCGACCCGGCAAAAGACATTATTTATCTGAACAAGCCTTATGTCTTGAAGCAACCAAAGTACAATGAGACTTGGGGATTCTCGACATACGGGAGAGTAGACAAAAAGTGGATGTTGATTGCTTGACAATCCATCCACAACATGTTATATTATATAATATTGGAGGACAAATGAACATTATAAGAACCGGTGACTCGAGAGAGTTACTTAAACAACTTGAATCAAAATCGGTCAATGCTGTATACTTTGACCCACCTTTCAACTCGAATCGTAATTATCGCCTAACAAGCGATAAGAACAGTTTGGGCTTTGATGATGTGTTCGTCGATGATGATGAATATACATCATTGATCGATCCAATGCTTGAAGAGTGCTCTAGGGTCCTGACGAAGGACGGGTCACTGTTCTTTCATATCTCGGCAGATCAAATGCTTATACCGCATATGCTTTGCTCGAGACACTTTAAGAACGTACAGCCAATCTTCTGGCAGCGTTCAAGATCAAAGAACAATACCAAGACTAAATTAGGCGCATGCACTGATATCATCTTCTGGTGTTCAAATGTAAAGAAGCCAAAGTTCAATATGGTCTATCAGCCTCTTGACGAGTATTACGCTGAGAATTCATATAAAAATAAAGACTCAAGGGGCAACTATGCCTTTGGACACATCTGCTATACGAAAACCCAAGCACCAGACCCAGAGAAGAGGCCCGATAGATATTTCACTCTAACACACGACGGGGTTGATTACAAGCCTCAGTATGGCTGGAGATTGTCTCAGGAAGCCCTTCACGATCTGATCTCTGATGATCGTATACATTTTCCTTCTAAGGCTGGTGCAAAGCCATATAAGAAGATCTATAAGCACGAATCAAAGGGCAAACCGGCTACTGACTACTGGGATGATATCCACTCAATTGCTCAAGGCGGCGAAGAGCGAGTGTATCCAACTCAAAAGCCTGTCGCCTTGCTTAGAAGAATAATTGAAATGTCCACCGATGAAGGTGATGTGGTGTTGGATCCTGTAGCAGGATCAGGTACAACAGGCGTGGCTGCTTCACAACTCGGCAGAAATTATATTTTATTTGATATTTCCGAAGAGGCGGTTGAGGTTTGCAAGAGACGAATAAAAAGTGAAGGAAAAAACTTGACAACCAATCAATAACCAGTTATATTATATACATAATCAAGTCAAGGAGGACAACATGGCTTTTAGAACTGACGGATCATCACACGTTGATGGAATAAAGAACGAAAAACAACAAATCAAATACTTGCAAGCCGGTGCCGCTCACAGTGTAGTGACGGGGCTTTCCGAAAACTTCCAAGTGGTTCCCAAAGGCGGAACACAGTTCAAAGAAGACTTTCAGATAGTGGACGGAGATACAATAATAAAAGTATCTGCAAAGCGCAAGAAGAAGATGTCGACAGGATCATATGATTACGTCAATTCTTCTTCGGTAATGTCTGAGATAACAAGCCTAAGCCATGTTTCCTCCTTTGTGAAGGGACTGAAGAAAGCGGCTCAATCGAAGAGCACGACTAGAAGCAAGTTCAATAAAGAAAGTAATCGGGTATTACGATCTCTTTCGGCTTCCGATATATCAAACATATTGATAGACCACGTAGCCAAGAAGAGCAAGGGGATTCAAATGATGATAACCGACTCTACGGCTAGCACTAATTATTGGTATAAGTTTGAAGAGTCCCAGATGTACAAGGACGTTGTGCGACTCCTCGATGACGATTATGAATATAAACCAGAATTGGTATTTGGCCGAGGAAAGACCTCAGCAAAAATCATATTCAAAAATGAGGATGGAGATAAAATCGACCACAACCTTAGAGTAAGGTTAGTGTTGAACAACGGTGTTGGCGCACTTCTCGGACTTAGCAAGTCGAACAAGACATCTATGGCCACTATCAAGATCCAGCAAGATCGCTGCGATAAGATGATGGACAGGCTACAAAAGCAAAACATAGTAACAGTATTTTAGGAGAAAAAATGAATCATTTAACAAATTGCCATGGCGAATGGAATATATTATTCGCATTTGCCTCATCAATGCCCGTTATGGGCTTATACATTAGATCAAAATTCGGAGGGTGCAATGAGCAGATTTATCAGGGCGATTGAGATCGATGGAACGGACATATATTTTAGTCCCAACCAAGTTACACATATTTGTCGGTCAACCAATGGAGACGTTATGATCGTATTGTCTTGCGGTAGACATTTGAGGACAAAATTCACCGATTGCTCGCACGCAATCGACTTTATTCAAAGAGCAGAAACTTATATACACAAGGAGAACAACAGATGACTAAGTTTGAAGTAATTACTAACGACACGATTGCTATCGTAGAAGAATACGAAGAAGCGTGTTTTAAAACAAAAGAACAACATATGGCTGATTATATAAAATCCGTGAAAGCACTAGAGGATGCAATGGAGCCATATAAAGAACAAAAACGTGAACTCAAGGCAGACTATGTCGATGCCGGGTGGTTAACAAAAGAAGATATCTCTCTATCTGTTCGTGCTTATAGGTTACTTAAGAACGAAGTTGATATGGAAGCACTACTTGATATTTATGAAAGCTTAAGGAAGGAGAAGTAATGGACTGGATTTCTAAAGGATTAATTGCGGCCTTCTGGCAGGTCTTAGCGTTTTTAGTGCTACTAATTTTAGTAGCTGGTGGGCTATGGAGTTGTGCTTATCTTGGAATAAATCCCGGGTATGGTATTTTAGCATTTTATGTTAGCGTTATTTTGTTCGTTAACCTGTACCTATCTTGGAGCAAATCCAAAAAGTCAACAACTTCGGAAGAATAATGAACAGAGCACAAAGAAGAGCAAAAGCGAAGCAGGAAAAAAAAGGTAACAAACAATCCAAGACGCTCGAAAATAAAGTTGGTATGTTTGACCTTCTTCCTGATCGCTGCTCCTCTTGCGCCGAACCATACGACAAAAAAAATCGCAAAATGGTGATGTCTTGGAACGTTGTTGTGAGAGAAAAAGAAAAAATTGTAAGATTATATTGCCCAACGTGTTGGAATACTGCTAAGCAAGTAATTAGTAATAACAGGGGTTGATGGTATGCCGAACAAGTACGCAAAGGACACTAAGAAATTTACGTTTTATGCGAAAGACTCTCTACATGCGGAGTTTAAAATAAGAATGCAGCACCATAGTATGACCCAATCAGAATTTCTTCGAGCCTGTGTTGAGGCCGCAGTTAATAAAGATCCTATGATGGACCTATTTATACAACACTATAAGGAAGAAAACAATAAGCAATCAAAAGCACAAAGAAAAAAAATGTCGAAAGAGATGGACAAATCTCAAGATATATTAAATGACTTTGGCCTTGCCGATGGAGACATTGATAATATCTTCGATATAATAGCAGAAGAACACCCAGAAATTTAATATTTTGGGTATTTTTCTGTTTAAACAGTCTATTTAGTTTTGAAATAAAGTCTTAAGGAGAGAATTACCATGGCTAAAAAATTATTAAGTGAAGCACAAATGCGAAGATTCGCTAAGCTTGCAAACCTTTCACCTATTAGTGAAATGTACCACAAGCGTGATGAAGAAGAGGTTAATGAAGAAGTTAGCGAAGAGGTAGTTCAAGAAGAGGCTGAAGTTACTGAAGGCATGCACGAAGATGAAATGGAAATGCCTGCTGAAGAACCAGAGATGGAAATGCCTGCTGAAGAACCAGAGATGGAAGAAGCTGGCGAGGAAATGGAGCTTACAGATGAAGAAGCACAAGCAATTATTGACCTTGCTGATAAACTTCGTGCTGCAATGTCCCCAGAAGAGCCAGAAATGGAAGCAGAACCAGAAATGGAAGCAGAACCAGAAATGGAAGAGCCAATGATGGAAGCCGAAAAAGAAATAGCTGAAGCTCTTAGTGGTATCAAGTACATCCCTGAACAAAAAGATATTGTTGAAGAAGTTGCTCGCCGAGTTGCTAAGCGTCTTTTGAAAGCAAAGAAAGCGAACGAAGCACTAGCAGAAGCTCTTTCAACAAAAAAATAATTTGACTAACACAACCCATCGTGTTATATTAGAAGGAGAGGTTAACCCTCTCCTTTTTTATTTATTGGAGGAAAGATGATAGAAAATATAAGTTGGTTTATTATTGGAATGGTCGTGTCTCAACTATTTAAATATGTTATGAGTTTAGGTTTGTCCGTCCGCATTTTAAAACAAACACAAAAGAGTTGCGCTGCTCTCTTTGTACTAAGTGAACAAGGCTTGCAACAAGTTTTAGAACTTAAATATATTGAAATGAAAGAAGCAAAAAAATCTGAACAGAACATAATCGCCCAGAGACACATCGATCAAGTGAATTTGGATAGCATCAAAGGCTCAATAATGAGAAACTATGTTAGCACATTTCCGCAATCGTATGCTCATATTATGGACTACACCAGCTGGAAAGAACTGGAGAATTTTGTAATTAAAGAAACCAATAAAGGAGATGCAGAATGAACAAGATAAGTAAAAAAGACAGAAAGAAAAAATCCACCAAAAAGAAAGAGGAAGAGCAAGAAACATCAGAAGAGGTCTCACAAGTAGATCAAGTAGATCCAGTGTCTGCCTTGCTAGATCAGTTGAGCGGTGGCGAGTCCGAACCCAACCCAGAAGCAAGAAGTATAATGTTTGTTGGAGATGTAACTGAAGAAAGAGCGGCAGATTTAATTTCGGCACTACTTGTATTAGCCCAATCAAAGAAGAAGGGGCAAGAGAGAGCAGACGATATTAAATTATATATTTCAACCTACGGAGGCTCTGCTGATGAAATGCTTGGTATATATGATGCTATGGAATATTGTAAACAATTTTGTGATATCCAAACAATTGGTATTGGAAAAGTTATGTCTGCTGGGACTCTTATATTAGCGGCAGGCACTGATGGTAAAAGAAAACTTGGGAAACACGCTCGTATCATGATTCATTCCGTCAATGGTGGTTCTGTTGGAGAGCTCCATAGTCTCGAGAACGAAATGGAACAGATGAAAAACCTACAAGATATGTATATACAATGTTTATCTAATGAAACAAAAATGACGAAAAGACAGATTCAAAAACTAATTAATAGAAAGGTAAATGTTTACCTATCAGCAGAAGAGGCAATCGAAAAAGGACTTGCCGACGAGGTATTATAGTGAGTATTGATGATAAAATATTCTACAACGAAGGCTCCGCAGCTAAGTTGGGCTGGACACCCGACTGGTTTGGATGTACCAAGCACGGAGAAAAATTAGTGGCCGCAATCGAGAAATTCCAAAAGGAATGTAAGGTTACCGCAGACGGCCTATGTGGTCCAACAACATATCGCAGGATATACAACGAACGTTTAGCTAACCTTGACGACTATGCTCCTCGAGGACACAAAAACAACACTGAGTCTTTCATTATATATAATTCAGATTATATCCCTATTGATTGGCCAAAGGTAAAATTGTTCTTTGAAGGAGACGGACTTCGCTTACGCAAAGGCTTTAAGAAAATGAAGCACAAGCGTGATCCAAAGTTCTTTGTTTGTCATTGGGACGTATGTTTATCTTCAGAGAGTTGCCACCGTGTGCTCGAGAAGAGAGGGATATCTGTTCACTTCGCCATCGACAATGACGGGACTATCTATCAATTTATGGATATGAACGATGTTGCTTGGCATGCCGGAGGAAAGACTTGGAATGATCGTTCCGTTGGCGTTGAGATTGCAAATGCATATTATCCAAAGTATCAATCGTGGTATGAGAAGAGGGACTTCGGTCCTCGACCGATTATCACAGATGCAACGGTTCACGGCAAAACTTTACCACCGCACACAGGCTTCTATCCAGTTCAGATTGAAGCATTAAAAGCTCTCATGAAAGCCGTTCATAAATGCACGGGGATACCCCTTCAAGCACCTCTAGATCGTTCTGGGGGCACTAACACTAAAGTGAGTAAGAAGTGCGCTGAGGGACGCTTTGAAGGCTTTATAAGCCATTATCATTTGACCAAGCGGAAGATCGATTGCGCGGGTTTGGATATAAAAAAATTATTAGAGGATTTATAGGATGAGTAAAGATCTCGATGAGCTAATTAAAAAGATTTTATTAGAGAGAGAGTTTCCCTTTTCACAAGAAGACTTTCAAAACCCAACGTTGTTCAATAAAGTCGCAACCATAAAAGATCCGCAAGATGAATTTAATGAGAAGGATCTCGACTTTGACGAGGCATCGAGAGGAAAAGCTGCCTTAACTCCTAAAAACATAGACATCGTTAAAGCACTAGCATACACTTCTGAATTCCAAGATTCACAAAAGTCTCGAGAATACTTGCAAAAGATAAAAGGCAACTCAACTTCTCCGTTTAAAAAATTCATAGACGATCTTATCGATAGACCTACTTTGGCCAATGAGCCAACTGGAAATTTGTTGGACTTTTATGCTGCTGTTGAGACTGACCCTGCTGTTCCTTCACTGGATGTTCCCCAAAAGGCAACTGAGAGGTCTAAATTTGAAAAAATGAACATAAAGTCCTTATTGCCGGCAGAGACCCTTTCGGTTTTTAATAAATTCTTTGAAGGAACCAAGAGTTCCCAAGGGCGCATTGAAAAACTAATTGAGTACTCTGATGCGTTCGAAGGCGCCTATAGCAATGATGCGGCATCAATTAAACTGCTACAGGCACAAGACCCATCAGACGTCTTGGCTGCTTCAATGGTCTTAAAATACGCTTCGATGTGTATAAAAGAAATTAATTCTATGGAAGCCGGGAAATTTTTTGAGACATTTACTGCACTTTTAATGGGAGGTGTCGTCGTAGGATCGGGCGGTGGAGCAGAAGATGTATTGACGGGTGAAAACCTCAATGTCTACACGAGTCAAAAACTATACAAGGACTTGACTGGAGTAAGCCAAGCAGAAGGTTCTCGAGATGAAAAAGGATCAGGTATTTATGGAGCTACAGATAAACGGATTGTGTATTACCTTATAGGTATTAAAAAGGATACTGAAGATGTGGCTACTTCCAAAAATACTGATATAGCTGCCGTGGACATTTATCTGTGCGGAATCACAAGAAAAGGGGCTCTTGAGAGCGCTCAGTATTTTCTCCGTAGTACCGAAGGAACGGCTCTAACGAAAATACAAGTTACAAACGAGAAGAACCCAAGAGTCCTTCTTGGCGAGGCTATAGACAAATATAAAGAAGAGTGTTACTTGGGGAAGTTAGCGATCGCCGCACCAGATAATCCAGAGGCATTTAGATCTGTGGATGTTCTCTTGAACGAAGTCTTCAAGAATATAAATTCCACAGCGATAAAAGCATTTAGTCAAGCTACAAAAAACATAAACAAAGTGCAAAACAGCACAACGAAGTATGCCACCACATCCAAAGGAATAAAGGTTTCAGAACAAATGAAAGAGGCCGGACAAATTATAACAGGGTACCAAGAGCTAAGACAAAACTTAAAAGATGTTATTAGCGGCTTTACTTTAGGCTCTGCAAAAGGAACAGCCAAGAGTAAATCTGCAGAGCTTGACTCTCTTATCGAATCAATAATCAATAAAAAGTTACTCAAATAACTTGACAAACCTTTTACAAGAGGTTATATTATATATATAAATTCATTGGAGGAATAATGAAGCATTATAATCAAGGGTCTCCCCTCAACCAAAAGATAATCGAGGGAGTTGATATCCTTGCTGATAATGTCGCAACGACGCTCGGTCCTCGAGGTCGCAATGTGGCGCTGTATCACAAAGAACAGAACGTGCCTGTGATCACCAAAGATGGTGTTACCGTTGCTAAGTTCATTACGCTGGAAGATCCATTCCAAAATCTTGGAGCACAAGTTATCAAACAAGCTGCTGAGCAATCTGTTGCTAATGCTGGTGATGGTACAACAACCGCCACGGTATTAGCACGTGCAATACTCAAAGGATCACAACGATACCTTACAGCAGGTGTAAGCCCTGTAGAATTGAAGAGGGGCATCGACAAAGCAGTGGTTGCTGTTACGGAACGACTTGCTGAAATGTCTCGACCCATTCAAACAGAAGAAGATATACGACATATCGCAACGATCTCGGCGAACAATGACTTGGCCATTGGTACGCTCATATCGACAGCCGTTGATAAAGCAGGCAAGGATGGCTCTGTGCTCGTTGAAGAAGCCCGAAGCCAAACTACATCACTTGATCTCATAGAAGGCTTCAGGTTCGATTCTGGGTACGTTAGTAACACCTTTATCAACAATGAAAGAACAGGAACAGTTGATTATGACAACCCTCTAGTTCTTGTTACTGATGAAAAGATTGAGCATATCGATCAGGTAATGAAGGTTCTTGAAATTGCAGCAAGAGACAATCGACCCTTGCTTCTTATTGCTAATGATATTGAAGGCCAAGCTCTTGCTGCTTTGATTGCAAACGCAGTTCGTGGTACAATGAAGGTTTGCGCAGTCAAGGCACCGAAGTACGGAGAAGAAAGAAGAAATATCATGAAAGATCTTTGTTCCTCTGTTGGTGCTAGGTTCATCACTAGAGAGAATGGCCTTGTCCTTAAAGAAATCAGTCTTACGGATTTTGGTCAATGCAAGAAAATTAACATCACCAAAGGGTGGACCACAATTGTTGGAGGGCAAGGTAATGGAGAAGAGATTGAAACTAGAATCACCGCTATTAAGAACGAGATACAGCAGACTGAAAGTCTTCCAGAGTGTGAGAGATTGCAAGAGCGAATTACCAGACTGGCTTCTGGGGTTGCAGTCATTAAGGTTGGTGCCGCTACTGAAATCGAAATGATGGAAAAGAAACACCGTATTGATGACGCACTGGAAGCAGTACGCTCAGCCCAAGAAGAAGGTATCATTCCCGGCGGTGGAATTGCCCTTATAAGAGCTACCAATAATTTGACTATAGAAACAGACAACGATGAACAAGCAATGGGCGCAGCAGTAGTCCTGCAGGCCTGTGAAGCACCTCTTAGGCAGATGGCTATTAACGCTGGTGAATCACCGGACATTATTGTAACGAATGTTAAGTTGGAGTCCAACGATACTGGGTATGATTTTTTAAACAGAACCATGGTTAGCACATATGAAAAAGGAATTATTGATCCTTGCAAGGTAACAAAGTGTGCCCTGCAGAATGCTGCGAGTGCAGCAGGGACTTTATTAACAACATCCCATGCAATTGTTGATTGTTAATACTATTTAGTAGGTAGTAAGAGGTTATGTAATATGAGCAACGACGAGATTCAAGATCTTAAGGATGCTATTGTGGATCTATCACATCAGATACAACGTATGGCTGACAAGCAAGACGAAATGCTAGATGATGTAAGAAAGATCAAAGAAGCAATATATAATCCAGATCAGGGTCTCTATGCTCGTGTTCGTGATCTAGAGCAATGGCAAGCCGGTATTTCTAAATTTGTATGGTCATTTGGTCTTGCAATCATCGGGCTGATAATTCAAGCCATTTACACAAACATATTTTAATACTTGGAGGTATTATGAGAGTAAGAATATCATACGGCATGGAGATTGAGGATGTACCCTCGAGAGCCAGCGAACTTTTATGCGATACCGTAGACAGACTAGAGGAGACATTATCTACTCTTAAAAGGTGTCGTGACGGCGTTGAGGATTGTGATACAGATTTTAAACATATCACTAGCTCTTTAGACAGAGCAAGGCAGTCCCTAGGTGGCGTGGACCAATCAATTCAAGATGTAGAGTACATTCTTGAAGGTCTTAATAATTATTATAACGGAGAGCAAGAAAATGTACCAGATCGGAGACCTACTATGGATACCAGCAGGAACACTACTGAAGAGACCTAGGGTTCTAGGTCGTGACGACCTGTTTTCTAACTTCCACCAAACCAAAGAACCAGAAGTTGCCTTGTTTGTAGGCTATGAGTCACATGATTCTTGCAATATTTTGCTTGACGGTAGAAACTGGTCTGTTGAAACTAGAAGCGTAAAACATAACATTCAGGGGATAACATGTTAATCAGTCTCGTTGAAATTTACAAAACAGGTATGAATAGTCAAACAAGAAAGGTTTACATCAACCCTCAAAGTATAATATATATCAGAGAGGATGTTCAAAAGACAACACTTGAAGAAGCAAAATTTTTAGGTTTTTCAGAATTTTCTAGATTTAGTACAATATTAATAAACGAGGGAGGAAGCAGTAAATCAATAGTTGTTGCACACTCCCCACAAGAAATTCATGAAAAAATTAATTCTTCTAGAACACTGCTCAAAGGCTAACAATGAAATATTTTATTATAATTTGTAAATCAGAATGTTATTACAGTATTATGGCTAAGGCCGAGTTAATTACAGAAGAATTTGATTTTCAATACATTTGTATGGATCATTCACCTGAGTTATTAAATTACTTCAAATCTAATTATTCATGGCGGACTGTTCCCATAATATCTCTCAAGGATACTAGTGATCCTGATTATGAGGAGTTCATAGGAGGATACTCAGATCTTATCAAGTGGCTCGAGCAAGAAGAAAATCAAAGAAAAATTCGACCTGCTGGTGGAGCGTGTAGAATATGACTTTGAAGTTAGTGTTGAATTCACCAATGGTTCGAATTCTTTTTGGATCCCGACACCAAAAGACGAAATCAGCGACCTAGATTGTTATGGAATAATAGATATAGGAGATGACCAGCCTGAATTTGAAAAACTTGTTTCTTTAATTCATGAAATAGGACACGTCTTGTTTCAGGTTAACAATAAACTAACAGAAGACCGTTGGCATAATTTGTTTGAGGAATCGCTCGCTTGGTACCTAGGGTACGATTATGCCTTAAGAAACGGAGTTGAGATAGAACTGAGCGAATACGCATTACGCGTGGAAAAGGCCTTGAAACTATACTCCGGGAGGTAAAGTTGTATAGCACACCATTGAGATCGAGAATAGATAAAAACAGAGTTAGTTACTTACTGTCTCTTTTGATAAACCCAAGCAAAAAGATTAAATTTGCTTATTGCACAGACTTGATTGTTGAGAATTCCTTATATGATGAGAGGAATGAACATTATTATTATGATGATTTGATTCAAGAATTTTGGCTTAACTATAATACGAACAGGAAGCGCCTGTACCATACAGTACTACAGCAACTAAAACTAAACAGAGAGACCATTAACAGCGTTAAGCAGGCCTTGTTTGAGTTAATGCCTATGAATCGTTCATCAATAGTGTTTATATCAAATAATCTATCAGCAAACCATTGTCATAACGATGAGGTGATGAGTGATCCTAGGGATATTGATAGCATCAGAGACCTATTCATGAAGACAAATAAAGTATCTAACCTTGAGCACATATCAAGCTTTAAACCATCAGAAGGTTGTACGGTTTTAGAGTGTACAAAATATAACTCTAATTTACAGCAACTCTATCATTATTTTTCTAAAGTAATAGATGAATGCGAAAGTATATATGTGATCACAGATCACTCTGGGTTTATGAGTAGGTTTACAAATCATATTCACATTAATGATGAATACTATTTATGTTACAACAAGGAGACATCATGAAAATAGACAAGCCATGGGGCCACGAAATTCGTTGGGCAATAAACGACAAATATTTGGGCAAGATCTTAAGGATTGAGCCGGGACAAAAACTCTCAAGACAATATCACGAACAAAAAGATGAAACTATTTATGTTCTTGAAGGGAAACTCGTTCTTGAGCTAGGCTCTGCTGAAACCGAAAAGGATCTTGTTAGGATCATAATGTCCCCGGGAGCATCTAGAAGGATAACTCCTGGTACTATTCATCGGTTTTGCGCACCCTCCGGGGGATGTACCCTAATAGAGGTCTCAACACCAGAGATAGATGATGTGGTAAGATTACACGATGATTACGGGAGAAAGTAAATGTTATTTTTATTATGTATGCTTGGGTTAGCCCAAGAACAAGAGATAGTCCACAAGGACATAATGGTAGCGCCACCGACGATAGATGATGAAGCACTAGAGCAATATGTTCCGTACTTGACTAGCGTCATTGTCGCACAATCGAATACCGACTCTCACTGGGTTAGAAGAACCAACCACGGTGATACTGTTTCAATTCACGATAAATACACCATCAATCTCGCGAGAGATACCGTCTGTGATTATAATGAGCCACTCAAGTGTGGTGTTGAAAATATCCACTGGGTTTTAGTAACAGATATATTTACGGCTGAAAATTTTGCTACTATAATAATGAAGATGTATGGTAATGATGGTAGACTAATTGCAACCACAACCAAATCTTCTTACTCAGTTGAGAAATGTAGAGACCAAACCACAAAAACCACAATTACCCAGAAGACCCCAAGAGGCCAATCACAAACTGAGATAGTCGAGCAGAAGCCAGATAAGTGTGTTTTTTTAAAACCAAAAATCCTTGATAAGGATCTAAAACAGGCGGTCACAATATTGTTTGCTTCCATAAGACCCCTGTAAATTCCGGCACTATAGATGAATTGCTATCCTTTTTGGTTTTGATCTCCCTAGTTACTTATAGAGGGGGGACTCTAAAATGTTCAGAACATTACTTATATTTTTGGTGGCGTGTATACCACCAGCTAACGCTCATTTGGATTTGAGCAAATTTAAAATACCAAAGGTAAAACAGGAATTCAATGACATGTATACCGAGGATATGGATCCCTATGCGCCTCGAGGACTTAAGGTTTCTTATATGTCCTCTGTGGTGATTGGTATATTTGCCGATGGCAGACAGTTAGGTAGCGGATCGGGCAATTATTTCAAAATGGGAAAGCACAGATTTATTCTAACAGCAGCACACGTTGTTGATCAGTCTGAAGTAGACATAGTCATAATGGAAAAAGGCGGATACCAAACTCTGGCGGATGTCGTGTATCACAACCCACATACAGATATAGCCGTTCTGGTTGCGCGGGAAAAATTACACTACACAAAAGCAATACTCTTTCGTCGCGACATAAACAATGAGATGGGAGAAAAAATTTATCACTGCGGCCATCCTGCAAGGGAGGGGTGGCATATATCCGAAGGTATCTTGACAGGCGTTAGAAATGATGTCTTAATGGCCAACACGTTCGCTTGGCCGGGCTCATCTGGTTCTGTTGTTTTTGACGAGGGAGGCAGAGTGATTGGAACTGTTTCGGCTTTAAGAATGGATTCAATCGCCGGTATCTTTCCACAATTCATCGAACACATTGTTTTAGTATCAAATATAAAGATGCTAGATGATTCAACTTTAAAGGCAGCGTTGGGGAATGCTAGAGACTAGCTATCAGACCTCCAGCCCGTTGCCTCTCGGTACCCTTATAAGGGACGGAGAGCGAATAGGCATGATATACAGAGAGATCAAATTAGGAACTTGGACAGACCAACCCCTATTTAATTGGAGAACCAATTATGAAATAT